TAAACATTTTTAAAAAATCTTTTGCTGTTGAATCATCGATATTAGATATTGAAACATTTATGGTTATATTACCATTTTCATCTTTTAAAGTTTCTAAATTTATATCGTTATCCTTTTTTTCATTTAATTGATTAAATCTTTTAATTTTCATAATCTAATTTTATTTCTTATTATATATAAAATAAAAATATTTTGTTTTCATGTTAACATATGAAAAATTCATAGAAAATTATGATATAGTTGTTACCATACCATCAACTATTAAATGGGAAGATTACCAAAAGGAATTAATTGATGCACAACAAAATAATTATGTTTTAAATTTTAAAGTTAATTTTTTTCCTAAACATACAAAGAAAGGCAATAAATGTTATTTGGTACATAATAATTATATGGTAGGTTGGTTAGAAATTGTTGGATTTGAAGAAAAAGAATTTACCTGCCAAACGACAGGTAAAAAATGGAAAGGTAAATTTATATTAAGAAGTCCAAAATTTAATAAAATTGAACCAATACATATGAAAGGGTTTAGAGGTTTTAGATATTTGAAATAGTATTTAATATTTTTCTAATTTTAGATGATCTAATTTTTTGTAATATGTATTTACTTTTATATTCTCTAATACCTCTGATTTTACAACTATTGTGTCTATCAATAATAAATTTTTTCTTATCTAAAAAGAAACCACTTATACCATATTCTATTTCATAAGGTAGTTCTAACCAATCAAATTGTTCTTTTATTTCTTTTGTTAGAAAATCTAAATATATTACGTCTGTATCTACATAAATAATATTATCAATATAATCGTTTTTAAATGTAACTAATGGATGATGAATATATTCACATATTAAATGATGTTTATCTACATAAAAATTAGAAAATTTAGGATTTGATAATGCACCATAAGTATAATTTATTAAATATTTAAATAATAATTTACTATTATCTGTTATATTTTTATGATTTTTAATTATATTAATATTTTTAACCATAAATGAATAAATAATAGCAAATTCATCAATATTAAATTTTAATTTACCATTTTCGTATAATTTAACTATGATATTAGGATATAATACATTAAATGAAATTTTACATATATTTGTATGCCAATAATTTCTTAATTTATCATTAATTAATGTCGCTCCATAAGAACGATTGTCTGATATTTCTAAATCATTAATTTGATAAGAATCAAAGAAATAATCAATAAAATTTAAAAATACATTATTGAAATCTTTAATAGAAAATCTATTTAAAGAATTTAAAGTAAATTGTTCATTAGTAAATTTTTGTTGATTTAATAGATATACGATGTTATCTATATTGATAGGATTTTTTGTTTTCATAGAATTTATCTTTTTTTAGTTTGAAGTTATCTCAATTTATTATAGTATAGAAAACAAAAAAGTTTATATCAAGAAAAAGGAGCGGTCGAATTTCCGCTCCCCGTTTCTTAGATTTTTAGAATACCTCCTTTCACAATTAACCAGTTTTAACCCAAAACACAATCATAAATCTAAAATTCCTGGTCGTGAGTCAGGAGGTTTTCCACTTTGTTCTTTTTTCCACTATAACCATATTGATTTACATTATTTTTTGGGTAATATAAAAACGATTACAATATTATATATTTAATATAAAATATGAAAAAAATCCAAATTATATTGATATTATTGGTTTTCAGTATATAAAAATATACATTTATTTTTTAATATATAATAAAAAAATAAAAGGAATGATGAAGAATATAAACACATTTAAAGAATTTAATTTGAAAGAGAATAATGACTTTTCACTAAATAATGATAATGTGAAAAGTTATACTTGGGTAAGTGGTGGTAAAGAACATAATATAAAATATCATTTAAGTTATGATGTTTTTAGACGAATTTATACAGCAAATCTTTTAGGTGGTGAATTTGATAATACTTATGGAGAAGGAGAAACTGAAGAAGATGCAGTAAAAAGTTTAAAGCTTAGATTAATTCAACTAAGAAATAAAAAAAAAATAAAAAATAATAAAGAATAATAAAAATGAATAGAATATTATTATTTGAAGAATTTAAAGAACAAACATTAATAAAAAATATAGAAGTATATAATAAATTTTTATCAAAATATAAAGGAGATAGAAGTTCATCTGTTGCATGGGAAGCTGATAATTCTCAAATTAAAAATTTTGAATTAGTTTCTAATCATATTAAATCAGGTGATTCATTATTAGATTTCGGATGTGGAATGGGTGATTTTATATTACATTTAGATAATCAAAATATTCAATTATCTGATTATTTAGGTGTAGATATAAATAAAAATTATATATCAATTGCTAAAGATACATATAAAAATTATGATTTTAAATTAATAAAAGATGCTAATGAAATTAATAAAAAATTTGATATTGTTTGTGCAATTGGAGTTTTTACATGGTATATAGATAAAGATGAATTTATTGAAACTATAAATAAATTACATGATTTATGTAATAAAAAAGTATTAATAACATGTATCCATAAACATGATATGGTAATAAGTGATGATTATTGGGAATCTGAATACAGAGAGTATAATAAAGAAATATTTAATGAATTGTTTCCTAATTTAAATCTTAAATTTGAATATATATATAATACAATGTTAGTTATTATAACAAAATAAAAAATAAAAATAAAACATGAACAATATTAAAAAATGGAAACAATTTAACGAAGAAGTAGAAAAATATCATCTTTTAAATGAAGAGAGTTTACCTCCTAATAAAGACCATCAATATTTTATTGATATTTTTAAAAAATTAGGTTATAATATTATAAAAAATATTTCTGGTGGGCATTACGGATATTGTTATTTAACAGATAAGAATACAGTTCTTAAATATACATCAGATAAATTTAATGCAGCCGCAGCATATATATTAAAGGGAAAAAAATTAGAATATTTAGTAGATTGTTATAATTCATATATAATTAATCATAACGATCATACTTTTTATATAATTGAAATGGAATATTTAGATACAAAAAAAGTTAATTTAAATAAATTAAATGATGCATTTAAAAAATTTAATTATAAAATGTCATATTTTAATACAATACACCCAAATTCATATGTAAGAGATTTTTTAAAAATACTAAAAGAAGCAGATAAATATGGTATAAGAGTAGATTTACGTAATACAGGAAATTTCACTATTAAAAATAATCATTTATGTGCGATAGATTTAGGGTACATTAGTCATAAAACTGTGGATAAGATAGAAATTATTAATATATAAATTTTTAACAAATTAAAATATTTGGTTTTTTAAAAAATTATTATTATCTTTGTTAATTCAAAAATAATTAAAAATGTTAAATTTCGATTATATATTTGTGTGTGGTGATATTCATGGAGAATTAGATGTTATTCCAAATTTTCTTAAAGCTAATGATTTAAAAAACTGTGCAATTATTGTTGTAGGTGATTTTGGTGTTGGGTTTGATGATGTCATTAAAGAAGATAGAAGAATGAATCATTTTAATAACAGATTAAAAAAATACAACAGCGCCGTATTTGTTGTTCGTGGAAATCATGATGATCCTAATTATTTTAATGGTGAATTAGATATTAACAAAAAACATGTTAAATTTGTTAATGATTATGATGTATTAGAGATAAATGGTTGGAATATTCTATGTGTTGGTGGTGCAACAAGTATCGATAGAACAAATCGTAAAAGATATATTCTAGGAAAAGGTAGAGATTGGTGGAAAGATGAAATATTCGTTTATGATGAAAATAAAGCTAACAATTTAAAAGATATCGATTTTGTTGTTACTCATACTGCTCCTCACTTTGCATATCCTTATGTTAAAATAGGATTAGATTACTGGATAAACAGAGATATTCATTTATTTGGTGATTTGGAAAAAGAAAGAAGTGAAGTAACTAAACTTTATGAACATTTAATTATAAATGGTAATAAAATTCTAAGATGGTATTATGGTCATTTTCATATGAGCAAAACATTTCCATATGATGATACTATCTTTACTTGTTTGGATATTAATGAAACGAAAGAATTATTTCCTTTAAATAATAAAAATTATGATTAATAAAATAAAAGATAATATTAAAAAACTAGAAAAAGAACTAAAGAGTAATAAAAGAAAATTAATATCATCTATACTTATGGTATTTTTTCTAATAATTATGTTATTAACTGGTGGTAATAGTATTATTTTTAGATTCTTTATGACCATAGTTCTTTTAGTTTATATTGTTGGTGCATTTTATTTTTCAAAAACTATTTTTGACATATCGGGTGAATTATCTCATAATAAAGAAATATTATATGAATATGAATTAAATGAAATGAAAAAAAGATACTATAATTATTATAATAGTTATAGAGAGTTTTTCACAAGAGATTCAACATATGGGCATAATTATTATGGTGATAGTTATAGAAAAGTAAATAAACCAATAATTGATCAAAATGTTAAAAATAGTTATCAATTAATGGGATTAGATATTAATGATAATATTGTTAAAATTAAAAATAGATATAGAGAGTTAGTTAAAAAATGGCACCCTGATGTATTTTCAAATGACACTAAAGAAAATCAAGAAATATCTAAAAGAAATATGCAAAAATTGAATAATGCTTACAATATCATAAAAAAACATAAAGGTATAAAATAAAAAAAAGGAAGATTTAATCTTCCTTTTTTTTATAATCAAATACTTTTTTAATGGCTTCATCTAATGTTATATCACCATTTTTAAGTTTGGGATCTAATTCTTTTTTAATATCACCTATTAATCTACAGGGTTGTATATCTAATAAATCCATAATCATATTACCAGTCAACGGAGATCTCCATTTAGCATCTTCATCTTTTTGTCTTATCTCTAATATTCTGTTTTTTATTATATTTAAATTACTAATTATTCTATTTCTTTTATCATCAAATTTTGTTGTTATATCACACTTACAAAATTCAATTAAATCAAATATGATATCTTGCCCTACTTCTTTATCTAATCTTCTTATAACTGATTCTGACACATCCCTGTGAATTTTAACTCTGCCATGATAGTAAATCATCCTATAAACATAATATCTTAAATATTCATCGTTTATATCCAATCTATCGAATATTTTTATTGTCATTTCAGCCCCAACAGATTCATGATTATGAAATGTCCATTTACCTTTACTATTATCTTTAGTTTTTGGTTTACCTATATCATGGAATAATGCTACCAATTTCATTTTATGATCATTGGTAATATCTGATACATTTTTTAAGACTTGTAAAGTATGATAAAAATTGTTTTTATAACCTTTTATATTATCATCTAATACAACAAGTTCTGGTAAAATGTTAACAAGTTCACCATTATTATATAATTCTAATAGGTGAACTTGTACATTTTCTTTTTTTATTAATTCTATTAAATTCATTACGTTACTAAATGTGATTTTTCTTTTTGTTCATTATACCATTTACCAAAATCGAAATCATTTATACTTTTAGATAGTTCATCTTCTTTTAATGGTTTACTAACAGTTTTATTATTTGTTGATGAACCAGTATTATTTCTATTATAAGAATATCCATCACCATCCCAGTAATCATTCCAACCATGACCATAATATCCACCATAATTATATCTATTATAACTATTGTATCCACTATTATATCTATTAGTATTATATGTAGATTTTTTACCTTTATATGCGATATTATCACACTTTCTTTCAATTGGTAATGTTTCCCAATCTATTTTAGTACAAACAATGGATAAAAGTTCAAGAAATTCAATATCTTGTTTTTCTGATGTAGTATGTTCGCTAAAATATCCACAAGATAAATTTGTACATTCATCTATAATATCCATAAATTCAGCGGAGTCTGTATAAACACCTGTATTATCAGGTTTAAACCAAAAACCATATTCATTTAATCTATTTGATAACTCATTTGCAAATGTATCAGATGCACAATCACCTCCCATTTGTGATGTGATAATCGAATCATATCCTTTTCTATCAAATGATATACATTTTTTAATTTCTGGTATGCTTACTTTTTCTAAAAATTTATTAAAAACCCTTGATTGTGAACTAGATCCAATACATCCACTTTCTTCACCAATGAAAAAATAATATAAACCTGGAACATTTTCACTAATCATGTTAAGCATAATAGTCATACCTGCTTTATCATCAGCACCTAGATTTGTTTGTCCATCGGTTTTAATGAAATCTCCGTCAAATACATGTTTAACAGATTTATCATCAACTTTTTTAGTATCATTTTTCTTTTCTTTTTCTGGATCGATTATATCCCATTGTTTTGTATCGGTGTTCCATTTTCTATTACTATAGTCAATTCCTCCACTATATGTATAAGGTCCTCTATCAATTGTATCTAAGTGACTAGTAAACATAGTGTTTGAAAATGTACCATCTGGTTTTTTAACTATTATATAATAGTTACCAATATCATCCTTTTCGAATTTAAATTCTGGTAATAATTTAATGACATCATCCTCTGTTCTATAAGGATATCTTTTACTGGTTAGTTTTAAAAATGTACTTTTAATATCTATCATTTTATTATAATTTACAATTAATTCACAAAAGTAATAATAAAAAATATAATTTCCAAATTTTAATTAATAAAAATATATTATTATATGATTTATTGAAACTTTTACAAAAATAATAAAAATATTCAAAATATAAAAATAATAATTTATATATAATAAAAATGATGTTTAAAAATTAATATATAATTTAACATTAAAAAATTTTGTTTTAAAAAAAAATAATATACTTTTGCAATGAAAAAATTACAGAGTTTCCAAGATTACTTAACTGATAAAATTCTAGAGAATATGAATCTTAAAATTAAAGAATTGGAGCTAATTCTATCTCCAAAAATGATCAAAATGTTAAAACAGATGAATCATAAAATCGCTGATGAACTATTAGAACTACATCTAGATAGTGAACCAAAATTTAAAATAACTTTTGTTGATTTGGGTTCAGAATCAGATATGGTTTCTTTTATACAAGCTAATAAAGTACCTGAATTAATAGAACCTGATCTAGTACACGGTACTTATAATAAAGAAATAGACGATGAAAATTTTAAAGGTGGATATTATGATTATATTCCAATGTATAAAAATCCTTGGATAAGTGATGATGAACACATGATAGATCTATTTGATCCTCAATTTAAATCAAAGGAACATCCAGTTTGGACAAAATTTAGATCTGAAATTAAAGTTGGTAGATTTATAAATAGAATATTTGGTAATAAATTTCCAGCTAATGTTAAAAGAACAGAAGCCGCTAAAAAAGAAAAACCAGATGATGTTGAATCATTTGTTAATATGTTTGTTGCAACAGTAGAAGAAAACTCTAAGAAATTTGTAATGGTCAAAGGTGAAGATATCAGACATTGGTATGATTGTAATAATTATTTTAAAAATGCTGGAACTTTAGGTGGATCATGTATGAAATATCCAGAAAAATCACATTATTTTGATCTATATTGTAATAATGATGATAAAGTTCAAATGTTAATTCTTCTTCCAGAAGATATAAGAGATAAGATTATCGGTAGAGCTATAGTTTGGAAATTAGATGAACCTAATGGTAGATATTTTATGGATAGAATTTATACAGCAAATGATTCAGATGAATATATGTTTATTGAATATGCAAAAAGAAAAGGTTGGTTATATAAGAGTTCACAATCAATGGGATATGATGTTAAAATTTATGATCCTGAAAATGATACAGTATCTAAAATAGATATGTTGGTTAAATTACAACCACAAAAATATGGTAGATATCCATATTTAGATACAATGTCATTTTATAATCAAGTAACAGGTGAAATAACTAATGATAATGATTATGCTCAAAAATATAACATTGAAAATAGAGATAAAAATAACGATGATGATAGATTTATTAGGTTAACAAGTGATGGTGGTGGATATGGTAGTGTTTAAAATTATTAGATTTTAAAAAAATTAAGAGATTAAATGAAATTAATAACCAGTTATAATGATTATATAGTAGAAAAAATGTTAGTAGAATCAATAAGAGAAATGAAATTTGTTTTATCTGATAGATTAATTGATATATTAAAATCAATATACAGTGATATATCAGATAAACTATTAAAATCACATAATGATTTAGATTTTAAGACTAAACATACATTTATAGATATTAAAGATGGTACAGATGATTCAATATCATTTATATTGGCTAATAAAGCTGGTGATTTATTGGAAATTGATGATGAAGAAGAACTTGATTCTAATATAGAATTTAAAAAGAAATTAAGAGATGAAATAAAAATAGATAATCCTTTATACAAAAGATATAGAGGTTCTATGAAAATAGGAAGATTTATAAATACCTTATTTCCAGGTGAGTTTCAATCATCATCAAGATATAAACAATATAAAATTAATGATGTTGAGTCATTTGTTAATATGTATAAAGTAATGTCTAATAAGGAAGAAAAATTTAAAATGTTTGATTTAGTAAGTGGAACAGATATTGCAAAATGGTATTATTGTGATAATTATTTAGACAGAAATAATGGATCATTAGGTGGTTCTTGTATGTCAAGACACGGTGAATCATATTTTACACTTTATACTAATAATGATGATAAAGTACAATTATTAATATACTACTCAGATGAAACAAAAACAAAAATAAAAGGTAGAGCATTAGTATGGAAATTAGATGAACCTAATGATAGATTTTATATGGATAGAATATATACAAATGACTATTCAGATGAAAAAATATTTATAGAATACGCTAAATCAAAAGATTGGTTATTTAGATCAATACAAGGCTATCAACAAAGTGGAGAAATTGCTGATCCTAGAACTGAAATAAATTCAAATATTATACTAAAAGTATATTTAAAACCAGAACATCACAATAAATATCCATATTTAGATACATTGGTTTATCATAATCCTGATACTGGATTGTTAAGTAATAGAGAGACAGGATGTAAATATTTATTAACTAGTACAGGTGGTGATTATGATTATCTAGATGATGATTATGATACTGTTTATAGTGATTATCATGGCGATGATATAATGAGAAGAGATGCAGTATATTGTGAATTAGGAGAAGATTGGGTATTAAGAGATGAAGCATTAAGAGTTTATAATACTGGTTTAGGTAGTGAAGTATATGCAATATCTGGTTATCAAGGTATTGTACATTCTGTAATAAGTAATAAGATAGATAAATATTTCCCAGAAGAAAAATGTATATGGTCAGATTATCATAATACTTGGATATTTAAAACAAGTGCAAGAAAAGTATATTTAGATAAAAATAAAACAAGTAGTATTTTAGATCATAAAGTAAATGAAAATGAAACATTTGCTAAAGTGGGAGAAGAATACTATGATATAGGACTAGTGACAAAAGACAGTAATAATAATTGGAAATTAAAGGACTAATATTTTAGTCCTTTTTTAATTTTATTTAATTGGAAATTAATATCATCCTTGTATGTTATTCTAATTAATTCAATATTGTTATTTGAGCAATATTCATTTTTTATTTTATCTTTTGTTTTTTGTTCATTTAATCTTTTATCACCACCAAAAACTTTTAAAGATTTAAAATGTTGAATACCATCATATTCAATACAAATATTATAATCTGTTAAATAAAAATCGAAAGGTAATGGTAGTTTATATTTACAATCTTTGAATCTTTTTTGATTGATATATTTTATATTATTATCTTCTAAAAATATTCTTATTTTTCTTTCTCCTATAGATTCTTTACATTTCGGACAACCACTTTTTTTGCTTATATGATTATTTGGTGTTACGTTAAAATCACCGTGTATTGGACAAGTTACTATCATTTTTGTTGAATTATTAATATAAATTGATTTATTATAAGAATAAAAATTATTATGAACATCATTTGATTTTTTTATAATATCATTTAAATTATTTTTTAATTTACCACTACATTTAATGCAACCGTGCCCTTTTAAATGGTCATCTGGTCTTTGTTCAAAAACACCGTGTTTTGGACAAATTATTTTAACTTTAGTTTTATTATTAATGTAATTAACTAAAGAATAGTTATAATAATTATTATGTTTAATATTTGATAATCTTTTAAATTCTTTTTCAGATTTCTTTGTATCTTGACATTTTGGACATTTTTGACCATTTAAATGAGCATATGGTCTTTGTTCAAATAAACCATGTATAGGACAAATTATTTTAACCTTAGTTTTATTATTTATATAATTAACCAAAGAATAATCATAATAATTATTATGAATAATTAATGATTTATTTATAAATTTATCATTATTATATCTTAATTTATCGATATGACATGATGGACAACCATTACCTTTTAAATGAGCATATGGTCTTTGTTCAAACATACCATGTACAGGACAAATTATTTTTACTTTAATATGTGAATTTTTATAATTAACTAAAGAATAATCATAATAATTATTATGAATTAATATTGATTTTTTTATAAAATCTTCATTTGTAATAATTCTTTTTAAGATACTACATTTTGGGCATTTTGATCCTCTAATATGATGTGATGGTAATTGTTCAAAAACGCCGTGAATTGGACATATAATTTTAATTTTTGTGTTATTATTAATATAATCAATTAAAGAGTAGTCATAATAATTATTATGAACTTTATTACAACATTTTTTTAATTGATCAATTGTTCTTTTTTTACTCATATTTATATATATAAAAAAAACCGAAGTTTTAAAACTTCGGTTTTTCCTTTATTCGTCAATTTTAGGTACGTGTTCTAAAATTGCATTATAGAATTTTTCAAATCTTTCGTCTGATAAGAATTCTTCTACAGCATCATTATCATCATCATTCACTTTCATATATTTGTAGTCATCATCTAATATTTTTAGAATAAAAGATACTGCCTCGTCATCTGAAATAGAAAGAATGAATTTTTTAACATTTTCTCTTTGATAATCTTTTAATCCCATTATATTCATTTGTTTTAATGAATTTAATAGTTCAGATTTTTTATCTCTGTTTAGAGATTCGATTTGTTCTTTTAGTTCATCATACCTTTCTAGTAAGTCTTTTATACCAAATTTCAAGCTCTCATCTAAGTATCTAATGAATCTAGAATTTGCACCAGTTCCAACATAACCTGCTCCCAATTCTCTAACATCATCGATAAAATCTCTGATACTAGATTCCATTCCGTAATTTCTAACGATATAATCGCTTAAAAATGTCCAAGAACGTGGTGTAGCGTAAGCATTTTGAGTTTTTGATCTTTTATCATCGAAACTATGTAGGAAATGTTCTTCATTACTCTTTAAGAAGTTAATAATAACTGGATGGACATTTTCGTTAGCGAAATCATCTATCCATTCTGGTAATGTTAATGTGTGTTGCATATGGATAAGTCGGTTATTAAGAGCTCTGTCGAATTCTTCAACATCTGTACCATCCATTTCACCTAAGTTACCAGATGACACCATGTACACATTATCATTAAATTTGAAATCTACGCCAATTGATCTTTCTAAAAGAATTTGAAGAGCAGCGTTTCTAACAGCAAGGGGTGCTCTGTTTAATTCTTCGAAGTGAATAATTGTTGGTGATTGATTTGCCATATATGCCCATTTAGGGATAGCGTATGACATAACGCTAATAATTTTTCTAACACTCTCGCCAGTATGATCATTTAAATCAATTTCCATTTCTTCTCTATATGGGAAAAGACCAACATCAATTTCATCTACCATTGAAAGACGAACATCAAAGTATTGAAAACCTAATTTTTTAGCAATGGTTCTCATAATTGCTGATTTTGCTACACCTGGTTCTGCTGTAATGAATAATACTCCAGATTGACCATACATTATTCTGAAATACTTTTTCTGTTTAGCAGTTAAGGTATTAAATTTTTCTTCGTCTACTTTTAAAAACATCATAATATTTAAATTTTAAATTTGATTACAAATATATAAATAATTTTTTAATTAATCAACAGTTTGTTCATAATCTTTTAATAATTCTTCAAGAATATCTTTAATAATAGGATTATTAAAAATAACTTCATATGAATTTGGTAATTTTTCTTCTGTATCATCTGAAGTAAATTTATAATCAATAGTATCTACTATGTTATTAACAACTTCTTTTAGTTCGTCTTTTGGTAATTCTACCATTTCATTTAATAGTTCTTCGACTTGTGCATCTGATGCATTCAAATAGTCAAAATTTTTAACTTTTTCAATCATAATTTTTCAATTTTATTTTTATTTTAATTACTATGTAATGAGTTTTCAACATCAATTTCAATTATTTTAACAATTCCCTTAGGATCATTTATTCTAGGTGCTGTTCTAGTAGTCAATATAAGAGTTTTACCTTTTATCATTGAAAAATCTAAATGATCACATTCACCGTCAGTTAACATAACAGTATTATACGAAAATAGTTTGTTTTTAGGTTCACTAATATAATCCAAAGCAGGTTGCAATGTAGTTCCACCTAATCCCTTTATTACTAATTTTTCCAAATCTTTTTTTGTTTTAATGCCCTCTACTGCTTTAACTTGTGTATCAATTTGAATAAGATTTATATGAATATCGTTTTGGAATACGTATGATAAAACTGATTCAAAATCACCACTCATTGATCCTGATGTATCTAAAATACAATTTATTACATTTTTAAATTTTTTCTTACCCTTTATACCCTCAATGCCTCTTCTATTTGGTTTAGTAATAGATTTTCTTTTAGTTGTACCAAACACATGATGAGATATAGTTCTTTTAATTTCTTTAAGGTAATCATGTTTTGATTTTCTTAATTTATTAAGAATTTTCTCAACATCTGATGTAACAAGACCTCTGTTTTTAAGTCTTTGCATGAAATCATTAACCATAGATTTTCTAGCATCCTCTGGTACATCATCATCTATATGACTATCCAATGTAGTTTTTTCTCCTCTTTCCATAGAATCAAATATTGAATCTAAAGATTGACATTCTATATTATTTTGTCCATAGTTACCTATTCTATCTTTACCAAAACTATCTTTTGTGTGATCTATATCACTATTATCACCATTTTGGTCAGATTCTTGGTCACCTGGTTGTTGTCCACCTTGACCAATATCATCGTTTTCCCCTTTGCCTTTTCCTCCTTTTTGTTTACTGTTACCACTTTGTCCACCTTTTTGTTCTTGACTTTTATCTTGACTTTGTTCTTGATTTTGATCTTGACTTTGTGATTTATTATTATAATTTTGTAATTTTTCTTTTCTATTTTTATATTCTGCATATTTATCTTTTAACCATTCGTAAAGGTTTTCGAATATATGTTCTCCTTTGTATTCAACAGGAATAAACAATCCCATATTTTTATTATAGAAAGGATTTTTAATAGGATTTCCATTTTTATCTAAAACAGGTGTTCCATCTTTTTTAGTTAAAAATTCTTCTCTGCTTTTTGGAATTGTTACTTTACCTTTATTCTTATCATTAGACATGATTTCATCATGAATGATTTGATTAATAATCATATCTTGTGCAATATTAGAGAATTCCTTATTATACATAATTGATCTTTTTGTGTGATCAAATAATAGGTGAAAATCTTCATGTAATAATAAGAATAATGCTTCAGTATCTAATAAACTATCTACGAATTCTCTATTCCAGTAAAAATTACATCCTTCCTTTGAAACATTTACTCCACAAGTAGGAATACTATTTGTTTCATAATAGTTAAGGAAAGTTTGAAATTCGGCATAATATGGTAAAATGTTAGCAGATAACATCATCACAGTACAATCAATAAATTTAGGATGTTCTCCTTTTCTCATTATTAATTGTGATGTATTTTTTACGATTTCATTATTTTTAATTTCTTGATTCATTCTGGTTATTTTATAAATTATGGTACAAAAATAATAAAAAGTTTTAAATATTCAAAAAGTTTTTTAACTTTTCTTCTATATTATCATTATATTTTATTCTTAGTAGATTTATATTATTATTTTTACAATATTCGTTCTTTATTTGATCTCGTTTTTTTAATTTTTCTAATTTTTCAATACCTCCAAAAAATTTTAAAGGTTCGAAATGTTGAATTCCATCATGTTCTATACATGAATTATATTCAGGTAAATAAAAATCAAATTTTAACAATTTTTTGTATTTACAATCATTAAATATTTTTTGTGTTTCAAAATTTATATTATTATTTTTTAATAGACTTTCTATATATTTTTCACCTTTTGGTATATTACACTTTGGACATCCTGATTTTTTATTTATGTGATTATTTGGTGTTACTTGAAAAATACCGTGTTTTTTACATATTATTTTTACTTTAGTTTTTGCATCAATATAATTACATAAACTATAATTCCATTCATTATTATGAATTATATTTGATTCTTTTATAAAATTTTCATTTGTTTTTTGAATATTATTTGCGCAATATTTACAACCTTTTCCGTTTAAATGATTATTAATTTGTTGTTTAAATATACCATGAATAGGACATATTATTTTTATTATCGTTTTTTGTGTTTTATAATTATTATCATTATCATTTAAAAACAAAGAATATTCATATTTATTATTATGTATTTTATTAGATTTATTAATTATTTCTTCTTTTGTTAATTTTATATTTCTACCATTACATTTTGGACATTTTTGACCTTGTGAATGATCATTTGGTCGTTGTTCAAATATACCATGTTTTTTACATATTATTTTTACTTTAGTTTTTGTATTTATAAAATTAACTAATGAATAATCATATTCATCTTTATGAACTTTAATAAAATTTTTAATTATATCATATTTTGTTAATTTTATTCCCAATTTATAAATTATTTTTATATTATATATAAAAAAGACAGTTTTGTTAAACTGTCTTTTTTAATGGTTTAATTAATTCTTAATATTTTCTTACATAATTCAACTTCATCTTTATCACCTGTATTTTTACCTTTATTATCTGAAAGTTTAACTGCAGGAATCCAATCATCATTGAATAAAACTTCTGAAATTTTAATAACCATATTTAATGGTTTAACACCCAGATCATTAGTTAAATATGTTCCAATTCCAAAGGCACTTTTAATTTTACCAACACAATATTCTTTTATTTGTGTTGCTAAATCAGTATTTAACCCGTCACTAAAAATAATAGTTTTTGACATAGGATCAATTCCCATTGATTTGTAATGATTTATTACCTTATCAGTAAATTCAAATGGATCACCACTATCATGTCTAACTCCATCAAATAATTTAGATTGTTTCATATCAAATGATTTGAAGAAAACATCAGATGTATAAGTATCTGATAAAGCTATACCAAGCGATCCTTCATAGGTATTAACCCAGTTATCCAATGATAATTTATTTGACATTTTATAACCAAATAATGCAGCATGTACCATAAACCATTCGTGTGCCATAGTACCTGTACATCTGATATTATATTTATATGCTAAAAAAATATTTGATGTACCTGTAAAAATAGGACAATCCTTATAAAGTGCTACAATTTTTTCTTGATTAAGGAATGAATATCTCCTTCTTGTTCCAAAGTCAGCAAAAAATGCATTATGATCAATCATTTTTTGTAGTTTATTTTTATCCTTTATTATGATTTTTTCATCATAAATATCAACGATTTGACCAGTTTTTTGAAAGTAAAGTTCTGATATGATTGCCATTAAAGGTACTTCCCATAGAATTGTACGAAACCAGAATCCTTCAATATCAATGTGTAATTTATTATTGTCATCTAAATAGACATCAACTTCTGATGAATCAAAACGATATCCACTTAGAAAATCAATATATGTAGGTGGTAGGAATTTTCCTAAATTTTTATTTACCCATGTTTTTTCGGATTGTGTTAAAAACAAAGATTCCATATTTTTAACTTCATCCATAACATCTTTATCAAAATTATCAGGGAAAGAAATATTATTTCTATCTGTGAATTTATATCTAACCTTTTGATAAGGAAAATTTTTAACAACGGCGAATCCCATTGTTAGTTTATAAAGATCGGTGTCTAAAATACTTTTGATTATCATATAATTATATTTTAAGTTTATTTTTGTGATTCCCAAATTATTTGAATTTCTCTACCTGTTAGAGAATATAATACCCTATCATCGAAATATTGTTTACATAATTCAATTTTTACATCAGTGTCTAATTTATTCCACCATGCTAATGCAGATATTCTTTTGTTTTGAAATTTAGTTAACATATTATTTTATTTTTTACAAAAATACACATATTTTAATAACTAAACAAATAATTACGCTAATTTTTTACCTTTTAATAATTCACGTAAAAATAAATTTTTTTCACCGTTCATTATTTCTTCAGTCCATTTATAGAACAGGGTTGGGTATTTTCGTTTTAATTCATCATATGATTTTTTTCTATCATCTAATGGATGATAAGAATGTTCCAATAAATATTCTTTCCAATCTGGATATTTTTCATAATCCCATACATGTTCATCACAAATAAAACAAACAGCGGTAAGTGCATCATTTAAATCAGGTTCTTTAAATGATGCAATTTTAATCTGTTCGTTTTTAATATTTGCATCATAATTTAATAAATCAATATAGATTTTATTTAATGTTCCTAATCTATCCGGATGTTCATTTGTTGTACCACCATTTAATATAATCCAAGTTTTATGATTATCGACAAAATCTTTAAATAGTTCAGTATCACCATATCTTCTTGCATATTCTAAAGCAGCATGTCCTGCTTGAATAGATTGTTGAATTGGTGAAATATTATAAGGTACAAAAAAATACATTCTTTTTTCCATAAATTCTATTTATTAAAGTATGAATATAAATTTTTATAATATGTTAATAATTTTTTAACTTTTTTCATTTCTGAATCAGGTATACAATCTCTATAATATTGTATATAATATACACATAAACTATTTGTAATCATACCATTTTCTAATAGATAATCATTATTAGTTGAAATCATTCCACAGTCAGTTCGATGGAACCCTTTAAAACCTGATCCTTTGCGAAAATTTGGTTCTAATTTTATATCACTATAATTTGATGTTCCTTTAATTGATTTTGATAATGCAAATTCCATTATTTTTGTTAATTCATCATTAACAGGCACATCACTTTTTTCGTTTTTATCAGGTTCTATGTATAATAAGAATACACTATCATCTATTCTATGCATATTATTATTTAAAATTTTTCATAACGTATTTAACTACATCATCAATTGTATCCCAACTTTCAATTTCTTTCATACTTATTGTACTTGATAAATATTTATCTAAATGATCAGATAATTCATATTTATCAATGTTAGACATATATAAATCATCAGTTAAATATATGTATATTGGTTCATCGTTATATAATAAATCATCATTATCAACAAATGGTTCTAGTTCATCTCTAACTATATCTAATGCTTTTTGGTATGTGATATTGTAAGATTTAAATTCTTTTTTATCTACAATTTTATTATAATTTTTATCCATATATCCATTATATGTTAAACATCCGATTAACCAATAAATATTAAGATCATTACTAAAAAATTTATCCCCTTGATTATTCGTAATAATATATTGTTCATCAATAGATTGGTGAACTGTGCATGATTCATTAGATAATATTATATTACCTTTAGGTGTTGTAGATTTCTTAAACCCGTTTAATTCTAAAAAATTAATAACTTCTTTATACATAATTATTTAATATTAAAAATTGTTAAATTTTCAATAAATGTACCATCATCATTTATTCTGATAATTTCATTTATTTTTTGCATATTAGTAGTGTACTTTGAATAGTTTTCTTCTAATGTTTTAACATCATCAAAGAAAACTGGATAATCATCATAATCCCATGTATCACAAACAGATATTATATATTTATGATTATTCTTTTTTGCTATTTTAATCCAATGATTAACATCTTGTCTTGTTGCTGTCATTTTTAAATATTTCATTAAGTTTAAATCTTCTTTGTTTTAATTTACCAATATGATTTAATAAATCTCTATATTCTTCCTGTAATGATAATGAATATGATGCGGGATCACTCCATTTAACATTCATTATTTTCTTTTTTAAACGAACTCTTTGTTTATGTAAATCATTAAATATCATAATTATCTTTGAAATATTGAAATAATTATACTTATAGTCATAAATAATATAACAATCGATATAAATGCTATAGGAATATACATAATTTTCAATAGAATATCATAACCATTTATGTTATATGATATTGTTAGTGTTATAATTAAAAATAATGATATTAATAGTTTAATACCTATATTTTTTTTAATTGCGTTTATTATTTTATCCATATTATTTAATATATTTTTCAGAGTATTCAAATCGAATACCATTAATTTTCATTTCTTCTATGTGTGGTTTAATATCATTTGTTATGAATTGAGTAGCATCTAATACTAAAGTAGTATCAAATCCCTCATTTATACTATCAATAGCAGTATATTTAACACAAAAATCACCAGCTAATCCACATATAATAGTTTCTGTTACATTTTTTTCTTTAAGAAATTCCGATAAACCTGTTGAATTTTTATGATCATTATCAAAAAAAGCAGAATAACTGTCAACATCAGAATTCATTCCTTTTTTAAAAATATAAGAATTTGGCATTCCTATAATAATATCATCATGTATATCTGAACCTCTTGTATTTTGAACACAATGGTCTGGCCAAAGAACTTGTTGAATTCCATTTAAATTAACAATATCAAAAACGTTTTTGTTTTCGTATTGTGATGCAAACGATTTATGATCAGATGGATGCCAATCTTTAGTAAAAATAATAATATCAAATTCTCCTTTTTGCGTTAAATCATTTATGATTGGTATGATTTTATTACTATCTTTTACTTCTAGATTTCCTCCTTCGAGAAAATCATACTGTACGTCAACTACAATTAGTGCTTTTTTCATAATATGTAATATTTAATTGTTAATATTTTTATTTTTTAATTTTTAATGTATATATCATATCTTTTAACCTTGATGATATTAGTTCCTCACCTATTAAATCAATTTCTGCTAATAATTCAGATCTTTCTTGCGATGATATTTCAGATTTTAATTTAATTTTACTAATTAAATCTCGAATTTTATCTTTTGATTTTATTTTTTCTTCTTTTGATATTTGATAACTTTCATTTTCTAGTAAATTATGTCTAATATCATGAATATTAGACATAAAGGTTTTACATGGACAATCTACAATAGTATTATATTCTGTTAAAACTCTAACACATCCATCAATCATATCCATTATAATATTTTGATTTGATGTAATAATTCTAAATTCATCATTAGATTTACTATTACATATCATAGATATAAATTGTCTTAATTGTGGGATAGAAAGTTCTCTTTCTGGAAATAAAAAAGTACTTGGTGTATATTTTATTATATTTTCTAATTGATTATAAGTATGATAAGGTGCAACAATGCACTTTATTATCTTACCATTATACATGGTTTTTGATAATTTTTCTTGTTCTGGTGTTAAATCAAATAAATTTTCTGGTATTGTCAAATTCATAATTTTTTTTATTTATACAAATTTAATAAATATATTTAAATATACAAAATTATTAATAAAGTTTATTGTTAATAATATAATTTAAAACATCTCTATTCATATATTTTAATAATTCATCATAATTACTACCATCGTTATAAAAAATTTTTAATTTATCTCTTATAAGTGTTGATGATACTTCTATAATTTTATTTTCATCTTTTAGATAAATATGAGGATAATTTAAATACCAATTTACAAATTCGTCTCTTTTTATACCTGTTCTTGGAATAACAACAAATTGAATTAATCTTTCTAATTCTTCATAATTAACCCATTTATCAAAAGTATTTGCATTATCCATTCCTATAATTAATGAAAAATTATGTTTTTCTGTTAATTCTTTTTCTTCTTTTAATCTTTTAACAAAATTATAAGTGGCACCTGATAATTGATTATCAATTTCATAAGGAAATACTTTGATTCTATCATCTACTTTAGATGCAATTTCACACATATTTAATCTGTGTTCAGATGATACCATTTCTTTATTGTACATATGTTTAAACGCAGGCATTAACCATACTTCATCAAATTCTCTTGATGTGTTTAAAACAAATTGTGCAGTTTGTATATGTCCTTGGGTAATAGGGTTAAACGCCCCGCCAAATATAGCAACTTTTAATTTTCTACCAAGTGATTTATATTGTAATGATCTAGAATTTATTTTTTCTATATTATTTTGTATCAATTCATCTATTGTCCATCCACTTTCATTACATAATTGAATTAATGATGATAATAAGTCACCTGTTTCTTCTTTCAAATTGTGAATATCTGACCATTTCATTAACTCAAAAAATTCTTTTTGAATATCATTTAATCTTTCGGTTAAAGGTGTATATCCAAAATTTTGTTTATATGTATTATTAATTAATTTTTGTAATTTATTGGTTTCCATATAATATTTTTTGAATTTTATTTTTTCTGTCTCTCATTTTAATATAGTCATTTATATCCATTTTACTCTGATTGTATAATCGTTTATCATATTCTATTTTATTAAGTAAATTAGATATTTTTTCATTTATACTATCTAAATCATCTTCAAATTCAGTAACATTTATAATATTATTATTAATATTAAATAATGTAAGTTTGTTATTTATTATTGATCTGAATACATGTATACACATTATATAAAAATCATGCATATTATTTTCTTCATTTTCAACTTTAAAATTAAATGCAATTTGATCTATATTATCATCAATAATACATCTATATACTTTTACTAAAAAATCGTTTTCTATTTTTTGAATCATATTATTTAGTTTTACATAACCCAAAATTCACCATTAACAATAATTTTTTTATTATATAATGGTTCTTTGAATTTATTTAATTCATTTTGTTTTAATCCCCAATCTTGTAAACAGTAAAATAATTGTTTAAGATATGTATATCTATATTCATCATTGTAAAAATTACAAGATAAAATATGATTATTTTTTAATTTATCCAAACTAGGTATTCTGAAAATATTAGTATTAGTTATTTTACCATTTCCTTGTGAATATATTACAAACCCATTATGAATATGTAAGTCAAATGGATTATTTATTTTTCCACTATAAGATAGATATCTTTTATCCCAATGAATTATAGTTATTTCTAATCCATATTCTTGATTACCAGTTAATTTTATTTTTAGTACAAATTTATTATTCATATTTAATAAATTTTATTTAATAAACCAATAATTATCAACAAATTCAACATTATTGTTATTAATGTCTGAGTAATTATTAATAAATATTTTTTTATCACATGACCATGTTTGTAAAGAATCATATAATTTTTTTAATCCGATTTTTCTTTTTTCGTCAGTAATATAATCATGTGTATGTATTATTTTCATATTATTATTCATATAACCAGGAAATCTAAAATAATTCTCACAAAATACAAAATACATACTTGACCATATACAAAAATTATTTTTCTTATTCCTATGTACAACAATATTATAGACATCATCATTAGTCAATAATAAAGTATCGTCTAAATATAATATTTCTATTGATACTTTATTATCGCCTATCAAATTTACTTCTAAACAAGCTTTATATGTTTTTTTATTCATAATACAAAATTAAATAAAATAAATTAATTAACAAAATTATTATTAGAATTATTAAAAATTAATATATATTATAAAAAATATAATTATTATGTCAGCAGCTCAACAACAAATTAATCAATTAGAAGAAAATATAGAAGAATTAGAAGAAATAATTTATAGATTAACAAAAAAAGAAGAACCAATAGATATATGGGAATATTTATTAACACCTAGACAAATTGCTAAAAAAATAATGATAAATAGTGCACCTGTTATACCTACATTAGACGGTGAAGAAATATTACCAGCAGAAGATATGGAAAAATCAATACATATGGTAGTATATGGTAAATATTTAGTTGGTGATGATGGTATACTAATTGATAATGAAATTAAATATCCTGAATGTGTAGATAAAAATAGAGCAATTGGAGATGATCATCCTATTTTTAAAGAAAAAATTAAAAATATGAAAAAACAGATAAGAAATTCAATTGAACAAATATCAATTAAAAAAAACCAATTAAAAGATGCATTTAAACTTGCTGGTCAACAAATTATAACAGGAACTGCTGCTCTTGTTGCATCTGCTACTGTTTTACCAATAGGTGCTGGTGTTCCTGCATCAATAGCTGCCGTACAAACAATAGTTAGTGCAATAACTGATCTACAATATAAAGTATTAGAAATATTACCATTATTAGGACCTTTAATAGAGATACCACTTATTATAATGGATGCTGGTATTGCAATAGTATTGGCTGCTATAAATTTAGTATTAACTGCTTTAATAATTGTTATTGGATCTATAGCAACATTAAAAGAATTAATTGCTCCTTTAATATTAGCTATTGGTGCTTAATCATTCATTAATTAATTGATTTCTTTTATCTAAATTTTCTAATTTATCTACATATTTTTTTAGAATATCACCATGACATGATAATGGATAACACCAACATCCTAATGTTTTATATTTTAATTCATGTAAAGAATTCATTAATTCTTTGTTATTTAACAAATATTCTTCATATTTTTGAATCGATTCTTGTCTTGTATCAACTTTAAATTCTGCTATTGTATCATTTTTATGTGAATATGGATTTCCCCATTTAGAAGGTCTACCTATATAAATATCAAATTTTTCTTTTTTACAATGTACTACTTTACACATTATATACCATCTTTTATTTTTTTAATTTTTTTAAATCTTAACTTCAATTTATTAACATATATTTTAGTTAAATTAAAAAATTCATCATCAGTTAACAAACCCTTTTTATTCTTATTGGATAAAATAAAATTTGTTATTATATCAATATTTTTATCATTTTCAATATCTTTGACATTAACATGTAACATTATATCACCAGTATTTACAATAATACTACTTAATTTTGTTTTATTAAATATATCTAGATATGATTCATAATAAGAATCACCCTCATTAAAATAACAACCACCAATATCATTTTCTCTGAATTTAACTGGTTTACCAGACATTACCCAATTAGCAAAAAATTCATATATAGACTCTTTTTGTTCTTGTGTTAATCTATTTGAATAATCTTTCATATTATTTATTTTTTAATAGTTTGATTATTTTATATTTTCTTTCAAAAATTTTAAATTTTTCATCTATACATACAGTATCAGATAATTTTGGGTAATCTTTGTAAAAATTATAATATTTTTTTAGAATATCAATATCAATATCAGTCATAATAGATATGCAGTTAAGTATATTTATACTGCCATCTTTTTTAATTGATTTTGATATTTTATCATTATACATTGATATCATTTTATTATATTATTTAATTTTTCTTTTCTTAGTAATAATTTAATTCTATTTTCATCTCTTTTAATATAATTATAATGATGTAAATAAATACATGGATATTTACCGTATATTTTTTTATATTTATCAATAATTAAATCATCTACATTATAAATTGATGAAATGATATCATAATGTAATTTTTTTGTAATACTCATAAATTTATTCCCATTTGAAAAAATGAACAGGTATTAAATCAACTTCCATACCATTAAAATTTTCAATTAAAATATTATTATCATTATCATCAATAGCAAAAGCAATAATATTGTCATTTATTGATATTTTAATATTAGGCACATTATTTTTAATATCGTTTATAAAATTAGATACCATATTAGTTGTATCGTCAGTAATAATACCTTTATCATCAAAATTTATATCGGGAAATATTTTAATCATATCTCCTATAAATGATGTATTTATAATAATACCATTATAAACTTCAATATTGAATAATGTCATAAGATATATAATATTCTTATGATATGTTTTTAATCCAGAAAAAACATAACCAGGTTTATAATATTTAGTTATATAATGTTTAATTATACCATCTAATTCATTATCATTAAATACATTTTTTATATAATTATAAAAATTTAATAATTCATCTTTTTTATAATCATTTATATCAATATCATATATAAGATGAAGTAATCTTTTTTTACTCTTATCATTGTATTCTTTAATAGATGGGTATTTACCTAAAAATGAACTATATATAATATTTTCAGCTTCTACATTGGATATATCATTTGATGTTTTAATTATCCCTTTTTTAGCTTGTTGTTTTTCTATGATTTCTCTAATTTTAGGATTAATATCATATTTTTTCATTAAGTCCATATTTATAAGTTTTTATAGTTTTTTAAAAAATTAATTTCTTCTTTTGTTATAGATTCTAATCCTGATTTTTGTATTTTATATAATATTTCATCTATATCTAATGATTGTATATTATTATAGTTAATTTTATCATCTTCTCTTAATAAATCATTTTGTCTTTTTATAATACCCTTTAACTCTATTATATAATTTGTTTGTTTATTACAAATATCAATATATTCGCTATTTTGTTTCATTAATTTTTTAGCAGAATCATATATAGATTCAGATGATTTCATTATTTTTTTAATTGTTAAACTAGTTCTCCATAATCTAATGGATAGAATAGCAATTATTGAAGATAATATTATTACTAATATATTTAAGTTCATTTAAAATTATTTTTAGATATTAACAATTTGTTTTTCTGTTGGTTCTACTACTTTTAATGGCACAAATAAATCATAACCATTATCATCTTCCATATGATTTATTTTATCAATTGACCAATGACCAAATTTATTTCTCATATAAAGAAATTTATCACCATCCCATTTAGCAACACTGGCATTTCTACACCTACCTAAATAGTAATTACCAATAATTAAATCTTTTTTCGGTATAACACCTTTACTAAAAAGTTCATTGTACATAGATTCTGGTATTGGTTTAGGTAAACGACCAACTTTATAATAATTAGTTTCGTCAAATTTTTCAATATTTGGATAATGTATCATGTTTAAAATGTTTAAATACAAAAATAATAAATAAATTTTAAATATCAAAACTTATTCATTATTATCGTCATCTTTTTTTCTTGTTCTTGTATTTTTTTGTGTATCTTCTTTTTGTGTATCTTCTTTACAGATGAACAGTTGATAAAGTTCTAGTATTCTACTTATATCACCATATTCTTTTAAGAATTTCTCATGTGAACTTGCTATAATAAGCGGATCTACTGTTATTTTACCTTTATGTGATTTATATGCATCATGTAATATCATATATTCTTCTGTTAAGAATTTAACTTTTTCTACTAATAATTCAATTAAGTTCGATTGTTCTATTTCAATTTTATTCTTCATAATATTTTTTATTTTATTTTAGTGTAAAATTATTATTAAGTTTTTAATATATAATAACAAAAATAAATGGTATAATATTTGTTTTATAATTATTAAAAAAAAACAAAAATTATGAAAACAAAAATTATTTTATTCTTATTAAGTTCAATTTTATTTTTGAGTTGTTCTACATCTAATAAATTATCTAAAAACTCCGATGATATTTATTATAATGATAATATTGAAACAAAAAATATCCAAAATAAAGATTTTTACTCCGATTTAGAAAATAAGTATAATGATATTCTTAGTAATGATACTACTAATAATATTGATACTGTTATTTATAAATCAGAAAATACTAATCCATATGAAAATATAGTATCAAATTCTTATCAAGAATCATATGAAAGAAGATTAAATGCTAGAAAATATGGTTTTAGTACATATTTTTATAATAATGACTATTGGTATGCACAATCATACGCATTTGATCCTTTTTATAGAATTATAATTATAAATGATCATGTATGGGTTGAACCTTGGTATATATCAAATATGTTTTCACATTCAATATATTATAGGTATAATTATTGGTATAGATATACATATAGATATACATATTTTTGGAATTACCCATATTATAATTATCATAATTATCATAATTATCATTGGGCAAATTATTATCAAAATAGAAATTATCAAAATAGAAATTATAATAATATACATTATGGTAGAAGACCAACAAATAATCCAATTGAAATAAATAGACAATATAACAGGGATAGATACGGAGATAGAAATTATAAACAAGAAAAACCAGTAGAATTAACTAGACCAAATAAACCAGTAGAATTAACTAGACCAAATAAACCAGTAGAATTAACTAGACCAAATAAACCAGTAGAAGTAAATAGACCAAATATATCAAATAGACCAAATAAACCAGTAGAAGTAAATAGACCAAATAATATGAATAGGAATTATAAACAAGAAAACAGGACAGATAGACCAAAATATTATCATAAACCAAAATCTAATAATAGAAATATTTATAATAGACCATCTATCAGTCCATACGATAATATTTTAAAAGATAGTGATAATAGAAATAATAATAGAAATAATAATTCATATAGAACACCAAATTCAAATAACCAAATACGAAATAATAATGGTTCATCAAGGAGTTCAGTTGGATCATCGAGAAATTCTAGTGGTTCATCAAGGAGTTCAGTTGGATCATCGAGAAATTCTAGTGGTTCATCAAGGAGTTCAGGTAGTTCTTCAAATAATAAAAGATAAAATAAAAAACCCCGAATTAATTCGGGGTTTTTTATTTATTTGTCATTCATATTTGTTATAGTATCACCTGATATTGGTATTAACATTTTAGTTATATTAACTATCTCTAATTTATCTTCTGTTTGAGATTTCGCAATAATTATCTTATCTCCATTTACAACTTCTTTTGTTATAATCTTTATAGATACTTCATCTTGTATATATTTTTGTATTGCTCTTTTTAATGGTCTTGCTCCCATATCTTCATCCCATCCTTTTTCAAATATAAAATCTTTAGCAGTTTCATCCAATTCAATATCGATATTATTATCAATTAATCTATTTCTAAAATTATCTAGTTCAATATCAATAATACTTTTAATATTATCTTTACTAAGACTATCGAAATGAACAACTTCATCAATTCTATTTAAGAATTCGGGTGAGAATTTTTTCTTTAATTCTTTTTCAACAATTGATTTACTCATAACTTGTTTATCACTATTAAATCCAATTCCAGCTCCTCTTAGTTTTGCTTCTTTTGAACCAATATTTGAAGTCATAATAATAACAGTATTTTTAAAATCAACAGTTCTTCCCTGACTATCTGTTAATATACCATCATCAAATACTTGTAATAGTACATTCCATACATCATTGTGTGCTTTTTCGATTTCATCTAGAAGGATAATAGAATATGGCTTATTTTTAACTGCATCTGTCAATTGTCCACCATCTTCGTGACCAACGTATCCAGGAGGTGCTCCAATTAATCTAGATACAGAGTGTTTCTCCATATATTCTGACATATCTATTCTAATATAATCTCTTTCACTATTAAATAATTGTTCAGCCAATTTTTTAACCATATGTGTTTTTCCTGTACCAGTAGGACCTAGTAATAAAAATGTACCAATTGGTCTTTTTCCATCATTTAATCCAGCCTTGTTTCTTAATATAGCCATTGATATTTTATCAACTGCGTCGTCTTGTCCAATTATCTTTTTCTTCAATTCAAATGGTAAATTTACAAGTTTAGATGTATCATCATCTGTTATATTTTTAGATGGTATATTTGTCATTATAGAAATAACTTCATATACATCTTCTTTTCTAACCTTTTTTCTTTTTGATAATCTTTTATTTTTAAGATCATTTTTCATTATTTCAAGTTCAGATTCTATTGATCTTTGTTGTTTTAACAATTCTGCCGCTGATAAAAAATCTTGTTCTGATACTTTTTTTAATTTTTGTTTAGTTATTTCATCTAATTCATTTTCCTTATTGATTATATCAACAGGTGTTTCAATATTAATCCTAACAGATGCACCAGCTTCATCCATAACATCAATCGCTTTATCAGGAAATTGTCTATCAGATATATATCTATCAGATAATTTTAAACATGCTATTATGGATTCATCTGTATATTCCACCATGTGGTGATTTTCATATCTATCTTTAAGATTTTTAAGAATTTCATATGTTTCATTATATGTTGGTTCATTTACTCTAATTTTTTGGAACCTTCTTTCTAATGCACCATCTTTTTCGATCTTTTTATATTCTTCATTTGTAGTAGAACCAATGCAACTAATTTCACCCCTTGATAATGCTGGTTTTAAAATATTTGCAGCATCTAATGATCCTGTTGATCCGCCCGCTCCAACTATTGTATGAATTTCATCAATATAGATAATAATATCTGAGTTTTGTTTTAATTCATCGACAATTTTTTTCATTCTTTCTTCAAATTCTCCTCTGTATTTAGTACCAGCTACAACAGAACCCATTTCTAGTGATAATATTCTCTTATTATGTAAAATATCAGGTGTTTCTTTATTGATGATAGCTTGTGCTAAACCATCAACAATAGCAGTTTTCCCAACACCTGCACTACCAATAAGAATAGGGTTATTTTTTTTCCTTCTAGAAAGGACTTGTGCAATTCTTTTAATTTCTTTTTCTCTACCGATGACAGGATCTAACTTATTTTGTTTTGCTAAATCTGTTAAATCTGTACTAAATTCATCTAGAATTGGTGTTTTTGTTTTTTTATAAGGTACATTAGTTCCAGTTGGATTATCATCTTTTTCCATATTAGAATTTTTATTAAATACTTTATTATAAATATTTTCAGCATCGGTATATGTAACATTTGGTATAACTTTAGCTCTTATAATAGATAATACAAGATGCTCTGTTCTTACGATACTTGAATTAAACTTTTTTGCTTCTAATTGGGATTGCATCATTATATTTTGTGCTTCGGTACTTAATGATGCTAAATCGTCATCTTTTTTTTCAATTGTATCAACAGATATTGGATCACTATTTAAAAATGTTTTCATTTTTTTCTTAGCATTATCAATATCAATAATATTTGATAGTATTTTATAACCATTACAATCATTTGTACTTATTATTCCAAATAATAAATGAGGAGGTTCAATTAAACCATTAGAGTACTCCTTTGCTTTCTTAATTACTTTTTTAAAATTTTCTGAATATTCCATATAGTTGCGTTTTTAGTTTTTATAATATATATTAATTTTATTGAATTGTTTAAATTGTCAAAAAATGTACCATTTATTTACTTACTGACAAATTAACATATTTTAAATGGTATGTTCATTTATTCACATAGTGTTTTTAATTCTTCCCATGTAGGTGTGGTTCCTTCGTGCACAAAAAATTCAATACCATCTGCAATGCCGTCAATATCCAAATACCATTTAGGATTTGTCCTATCAATATATTTTAAGACACCTTTTCCATTAACGGTATGTAAATATGCACTATCATAAGGTGCTCCATCCATAATAAAATGATTAACAATTGACGAATAAGTGAAAATTGATTCATTTTCAATTTCCATAACCATAAATTTGCGCATATCATACCAATCTTTTACAAAATTACCAGTATTAAATATTTTTTATGATTTTTATCATAATGTAATTCAACACTACTGTAATTTAAATTGGTTTTATTTCCCTCGTCATATCTGATATAAATATATACCATATCTATAGTTTTTGAATTAAAATTCCATCTTTATCAAACATTATCAAATCAAATCCTAATACTTTTATATTCTTATCTTTATAAAATTCTGATAGTGAACCAACATTTTTTCTAACTTCTGAAAAATTATGAGATCTTTCTGACATAATTTTAATTTGTTCATCGGTTGGTTCACTTTCAAAAAATATAATAAAATTATCAGAATTTGAATTATCCAACGCAACTGGTCTATAACATCCATGATCATCAGGTAAATCTTTAATATTACTAAATAAATTTGATATATTCATGTCAACAAATTCATCACCTACTCCACATTCTCCTAATTGACCAGTCATATATGCACACATTTCTCTCTCAAAATTACCTGCATAAGAATCAGTTTTAACTTTAAATCCCCAATAAATTTCTTTCATATTATTAATCAATTTCAACGGTTGCTTCTAAATTTCTACTATTTAATCCTTTTTTTAATTTCATCATTTCATCAAATGATCCAGTTTTAACAACTGATTTACCCTTGTTGTGTGCTTCCATTGTTACTCTAATACATTCTTCACTTGATAATTTACAAATATCATATAACGCTAACATTACATCCATAATATCATTGACATGATCATTCCATAGTATTAGTCTATAAACATCAGATTTCGAATTTTTAATACCTAATTCACTTAATAAATCGGTTATGCTATCAGTATCAGATGATACACTACTTTGTATATCATTTAACATTTGCTCATATTTGTCTCTACTATACATCATACATATTAATATTTTTACAAAAATACTATATTTTTTTATAATTAAAAAGCTTTTTTAAATTTTTTATTTAAATATTCAGATTTTCTTTTTAATCTAAAATTATTAATGTATATAAAATACTTTTTATCATTAGTAAAAACATCATTGCAATCTTTACACATTCCCATATTTATATCCCTATTGACATTATTTTTAGATTTTCCGCAACATGAACAAGTATTATTAGTTTCAATAATATTATTAATAATATCAGTATTATTACTTTTCTTCCTTATTAATCTATTAATCGAATATTTAACATCAATATCATTTAAAAAATTTTTATTTATACAAACTATTTCTTTTTTAACAACTTCTCCATATTTATAAAAATAAACATATTTTTCCGTTAAACAATTGAAAAAATCACTACTTAAATGACACCATATTGGTATATCTATTTTTAGAATAGGTCTATGATATCCATATTCATAAGTGTATGATCTTAATTTAGATATAGTATTACTATTTTTTAAACAATATGATTTTTTATTAATAGCGTCAATCTTTAAATATGGACATAAATTACAACTGTTTAATTTTAAACAGGTTGGTTTATCATCAACAAATGTAGATATATATTTATCCATTAAATTAAATTTTAATATCTTTCAAAACTTTTATTGTAGATTTTATTTTTTTATTTCTTTTTAATCTAAAGTTATTAAGATATGATAATCTTTTATTATAATCATTATTTTGGGATAATTCCCAGCATGTATCACACATACCAAAATTAACTGACCTATTAACACTTGTATCTTCTTCTCCACATAAAGAACACACTAATCCTTGATTATATTTTTTAATATCTGTAGTAATTGTATTATTATCTGTTCTTATATCATTATAACTATGTATAAATCCTTTCATATCATAATTATAATATAATGTGTCTAAGTTCAAAACATCAAAATCCATAGTATTTATGGATAAACTATTTTCATATACTTTAAATGTATAATAAAATTTATGAATTAAATCAGATAAATTATTTGGCAATTCACACCATTTTGGGATATTAATAAATTCATATAACGAATATTTATCAATATCATAAATGTATATGTTATTTTTTATAATATTATTTCCATCTTCGGAACTAAAATATCTACATTTACAATTTTTATTATTGAAATCTAAAGATAAAAGTGGGCATTTATTACAACTACTTAAGTTAACTATAACTTTCTTGTTTTTGTAATACGTTCTTATGTATTTTTGCATGCTTTAATTTTTTACAAAAATAATAAAATTATTTTAATAAAAAAAATTACATTAAATATTTTTTTATAGTATCTGATATCATTTTCTTATTTAATGGTTTTAATAAGATATCATTAAATATACTAATATCTCTAAATTCACTTGTACTATAAGCAGTAACTGCAATTATTGGTATATCTTTATTTAAGTTTTCTCTTATATATTTTGTTGCTTCTATTCCATTCATTAATGGCATTTGTATATCCATAAAAATTAAACTTATATCAGAATTATTAATAAATATATTTATACACTCTTTACCGTTATCAGCTTCTAATATGTCGATATTAAAATCAGATAATAACTCATTTAATAATAATCTGTTAACATCAACATCATCTACTATTAGAATTTTTGACATTTTTTATTTTTATATATTAAATAAACTATTTAGATTTTTTATCTTTTTTATCCATTTTACTATCTTTATTAATATCTCTAATATTTTTTTTCCAAATTGATTTAGGTGTATAACTATATCCCATACTTAAATAATTATTAACTTCTGATTCTTTTACTCTAATAATTTGATCATTTTTCTTTAGTGTTTTCATAATATTATATTTTATTTTTATATTTTATTATAAAAAATTAAAATAGTTTAAAAAATAAATCCCTTATAATTAAGGGATTTATTTTTAACTAAAAAGTAATCCTGGTTTTTTATATTCTTCTTGTTGATATATTTCATTTAATTGTTCAGGTTTCAGATCATTTTTATCCCAACCTTTTTCATTGATATATTTATCAACAAATTTCTCTCTAAGATCTTTTAAATCTTTTTCAGATAGACCAGTTTCTTTAATAATTTGTTCTTTCATAATCATTTATTATTTTTTATTATATATAAAATATTAAAAGTTATAATTATTTAATTTTATTTCTTTTAAAATCAATAAATTACAATTTTTATTTTTAATTTTATTTATTTTTAATTTTCTTATATATAAATCATCATATATTGGTACCAATCTATTATCATCCCATCTCATATTACCATCTAAATATATTTTTATTTTATTCGCTAATATTCCTATAAGACCTATTTTATCATGATTAAATGATAATTTACTATGTGATGGTATATTATCCATTAAATTTGATATTATATTACCATTAGTTTTAATTTTCGTAAAATTGTAAATATTAGAAAATTTTATAATATCCATAATAATTTGTCTATTTATAGTTGATATATTATGTAATAATGATATGGTATCATTAATATCTATATTAATATCTTCTATCATTGTTTATAATAATTATCATAATCTATTTTAGTAATAAAATTATCAAATGTTGTTCTAACAATTTTACCATTATCATCTTTTAAATAAATTAAATATTTAGTATTAAAATCATTGTCAATTTTAACATTAATATCAATTATACTATACTCTTTATCTAATGTAAAATTTTTTTGACATTTTATACAAACCAATTTGTGATTTTTTAATTTTAATAGTATCCCTTTAATTTGTTGAGATAATGATTCTAATTTCTTATTAATATACTTACTTTTATTTATGGGTTTTGGTTTAGGTTCTTCACCATCAACTTTATCACCTTTTATTTCATTACAAGGTTTACATAAAAGTTGATAATTTTCTAATTCATTTTTGCCCCCTTTACTTTTTGGATAAATATGATCAATTGTATACATATAAGGTTCACCGTTATCATCACTATATAAATCTAAATGCCATCTACCCGCATTATCTTTTGCTGAAGCAAAATATTCTGGTATTTTATTACAATACTGACATTTTAATCCATCCCTATCAATTAAACTTTTTATTATATTAGCTCTTTTTAAAGAGTCGCTCATATCTTTAACATGAAATATTAATTCATCTGGTATTTTATTTTCTTTTAGTAAATCAAAGACCTCTTTTATTGTATATTTTTTATAAATCTTATAACCATGATTGTTTCTTGGCATATCTTATATTAAATTAATTTTAATATCTTATATTTTATGATATTAGATAAGTTTAAAAATAAGGACAAAATATGTCCTTATTTTTAATAATTTTTATTATAGGTATAGATATAATCAACAGGATTAACTGGTCTATTATTTAATAAAATTTCATAATGTAAATGATTATTAGTTGACATACCAGTACTCCCAACATAACCTATTTTTTCGTTTAATTTAACATGTTGACCTTTTTTAACAGATATTGAACTTAAATGCGCATAAACAGTCTTATATCCATATTTATGTTGTATTACAATTCTATTTCCATATCCTGTTTTATCTTTATAAATATTTTCTACAACTCCATCCGATGTAGAATACACTTCAGTTCTTTTAGTTGCTGAAATATCAATACCTTCATGAAATGACCATTTTTTAGTTATTGGGTGTCGTCTATAACCAAATCCACTTGTTATTCTAATTAAATCACTAGATGATATAGGTGTTAGTGTAGGTAAATGATATATTGAATCAACCAATACATTAATTTTACGATTTAATGAATCATATATAATATTTTGATTATTTATTTCATTATATAAATCTGTTATAGTATAATTACTATAATCTGAATAGTTCACATCTAAAGAAAGACTTAATGATTTTCTTATTAAATCTTGTTCTCTTTCTTTTATTGTTATTAATTCATTTAAAACTATATTTTTTAATGAATCTTTCTCTTTATATACTAATTCTGTTTCTTTTTTAAAATTTTCTATAATTTTAGATTCGTCTGGATGTATTGATACACTGGATATAGATAAAAAGATTACAAAAATAAATGCAAAATTAAATAATAAAAATTTTCTTACTAATTTTGATTTTTCGTTTTTATACACTTCATTTTTAATTAATTCTGTATTCATTATAAAAATTATTTTTTCTAGATATAATAAAATATTAAATATTATATCGGTTAAATTATCTATTTTATATATTTTTTATAGTTGATTCTGATTATATCTATATAAATACTTTATAATCAATATCTTAATAAAAAACGAATAAATATGATTTTATTTAATTAAAAATTTCAATTTTTATATTTTATTTTAATTAAAATTAAATAATGAATAAAAAAACATATTTTATTCATATGAAAAATTCGTATATATTAAATTTTAAATATTAAAAAATCAAAAAACATAATTTATATTCATATTTATATGGTTTTAATTTATATTTAAAATAAAAATATAGATATAATTTCATTAATATTTTAAAATATAAAAACCGGATATTATCCGGTTTATTCTATTCCATTGTCGTCAATGTATTTAAATTTCTTTTTGACAATTGACTGTATTAATGATCGACCTTTGCTTATTTGAGATTTTATTGTTGATAAATTGGTATATGTTCTATATAAACAGTCTATTTGACTATTATTATCTATTTGAACATTTTTAATATTTTTTAATTCATTTTTATTAAAAATAAAAGTTTTACCTGGTTTTACTTCCATTTGTAAACAATCAGTATCATTATATTCAAAATTAATATAACAATAATCAGTTCCATTATTTTTAATTTTTATATCTAAAAATTCTGACGCATTTGGTAAATCTATTTTATCCTTTTTATCAGTATTTATTATAATTTCTTTTGTGCACATTTCAGCAATTTCTAAATATGGTCTATTTTCTATCTCCCTCATAATCATAACCTTTTTATATTTATCAGGTAGATTAAATATAGTACTTCTTACAATTTCAGCCTTTTTAATAATTGATTTATCTAATTCTATATTATAATTATCATCTGTATCTATATTAGGGATAATATTAATAAGATTAAGATTATTATCATTATAATCTTTGTCTAAAGATACTACAGACATTCTTTTTTTGTCCTTAAAATCTTTTTTTACTAAATTTTCAGCTATTTTATATAACCAAGTATGTATTTGAGATTTTTCTTTATTATAGTTATTTATTTTTAATAATGCTTGTGTAAATGCATCATCAGCAAAATCTTCTGCTATATATTGATCTCTTGTATATCTTGTTAAATACCATACTAATTTTGGTTTGTGTTTGTGATAGAATGACTCAAATTTTTGTCCAGTTATTTTTTCAAATTCAATAGATAAACTATTATTTTTTTTCATAAAAAAGAGGTAATTTTTTGATTAAACATTTTAAGAAACTATTATAGTCATAATTTCTTAAAATGTTTAATTTTTTTTTAAATTTTTTAAATTATTTAATATAATTATTATAGTACTTTATTCACTTTCATTTTCATTTTCACTTACATCAGTACCATAAATATACATATCTGAATTTGTCAATCGATTAGTATTCCATACCATATAATTTCCTAATAATGTTTGCCATGTATTTTCATCTACGTTTAGTTCTCTTTCACTTCTATCATTTATTTCTATATTTTCCATATTTTCGGATAATGGTCTTCCTTGTAATATTTGTTCTTCTTGATCTCCCATTAATCTTCTAGAAGATGGAAATCTGGTGTCACTTGATCTTCTAATTCTTCTTGGTAAATCCATGTGCGATCCATCTCCTTCTTCTTCTGTTGAATATCTTTCTGTTGGGTGTATTCGCCTATTTTCAGAACTAGATTGGTTATTACTGATGATATGATCACTATCATAATAAGAATGATGAAATTTAAGATAGTCTTCGAGTTTGTCTTTTTTTTTAACAACTTTTTTTGGTGGAGAATTATCAACTATAATATCACCATTATCATCTAGTTTAAATCCTCTTCCGATCATTTTAAAATGAATAATTACTCGTTGAGTTTTTTTATTATCAATGAAAGCTTCTCTTACACTATCTTCAAAAATATAAGTATTTAAATAATCTGAATAGACACACCTATCAGCTAAAAAGTATTTTCGTTTACCAAGGATTTCAGATTTAACAATCTTATTTGATCCTTTTATAGCCCGTAATCCATCAGTATTATGAACATATACTGAATCTGATTCATATACCCAGTCATCATCTATTTGACAATATACTGATTCATATCTAAGTATATCATCATCATAATATCTACTATAAACTCTAGGTCTATGATCTACTTCATCTATATAACTACCTTGTGGATCAATTAAATGAATATGTGGTGATGTTTTTAATAATCTACCGTCATTACATAATCTACCTGTCTCTGTATTATATACAGATAATGTATCCAAATATGGATAATATCTAAATTTTTTATTATTTAAATATACATCCATAATAAAATTACTAGGGGTATATAAAGAATCATTTCTAGTATCAACAATTACATTATTCCAACCATAGGTTTGTCTCTCTTTATGTAACCACCCATTTTTCCTAGCATAATCTTTAAATATTTCAACATCAAAATCATTTACTGAATAAATTCTATCCATATAAATTCTACTTTCTGGGTTATCTAATTTCCAAAGTACTGCTCTAGCTCTTAATTTATTTTGGTCGTCTTTAAGAATAAGCATACTTATCTTATCTGGATTTTTTACATATAAATCAAGAAATTTAGTAGATTCATCATATCTTAAACAAGATTTTCCAAGTGGTGTATCACCATGTGTAAATCTAGTATAATTCTTAAAGTTATACCAAAATGCAATATCTTTACCTGATACGATTTCAAATCTATCGTAATTTTCGTTCTTTTCCCTTTCGGCTTTGAACATATTTACAAATGTTTCAATATCTATTGGAGGACAAGGTATAGGGCTACCTTTTGGATTATTTACAGGAAATGCATCACCAAATAAAAGTTTGATAACTTTACCAACTTTCATTTCAGACCTTTTTTCTTTCCATGCTTTTTCAGAATATTTATAATCATATTCTCTTTGTAGTTCTTTTACTTTATTGGAATAGATAAAAGTAATAGTATCATTAGATTCACCGATATCTAAATAAGATATTGGAAATCTATTATAATGCCTAAATTGTTCCATTATAGTATTGGAAATACGATGATTAATTTTACTTAATAGTTCAATCAATCTTTGTGAACCATAGATTGTGATACATTCTCTTTTCATATTTTATAATTAATATATTAGTAATTTTATTATTTAATACAAAGATATAACAAAAAATTAAAATAAAAAATAATTTTAAAAAATTTAACATTTAATTTTTTGGTGGCGGAATTACAACCTTATCTTTCATTTTATTTATGACATCAACTATTGATATTGGTTTATAATCTAACATTTCACAAGACACATTAATAATCCTACCTGGATGATTTTCAAAATATTCTTTGGAATTATCATGTGTATGTCCACAAACATGTATAGAACCTCTCCATATTCCATCCCATGAATAAATTGGATAATGAAAAAGAACAAATTTATATTCTTTTTCTTCATGTGTGTATTTAAAAGTATGATAATCCTTTACCCATTCAAATCTATCAATAAACCTATTGATTATTTTTGGTTTATCATGATTACCTGCAATAAGATATATTTTACCATTCAATTTATTTGCGACATATTTACTAAAGGTATTACCATTCATTTTATATGTCATATCTCCTAAATAATAGACTTCATCATCAGGTGATACAACTTCGTTCCATGAATCGAACATACGTTGATTCATGTCAATAACGTCTTTAAATGGACGATTTTGCATATGAATTATTGCATTGTGTCCCCAGTGATGATCACTTATAAAATATATCATAATTTTTTATCGTATTTGATTACAAAGATAAGAAATAAAATATTAAATAACAAATATTTTGTTTTATAAATTTTATATATATTCTAAAATATTTAAAGTCTAAAATTATGAAACATATTAAAACATATAATGAATCAATAAGACATCTTTTAAAGGGTAAAAATAAGGATGAAATGAAAAACATAGTTTATAGTTTACCAGACTATAAAAAATATGTTTATATAGAAAAACATGATTTATATGATTTATTTACTGAAAAAGAATTAGAAGAGTTTGAATCTAAATCACCTGAAATAAGTGAAATGGGAAAGTGGTTTGATTTCCAAGTTGAAGATACACAATACCATATTCTTATTCAGGATAATGATATAGATACAATTATTATATTAGATGAAAATCTTAAAGAAATAGAAGATTATGATACATTTGAATACATAAATGAAATGGAAGATTACTTAAAACCTTATTTATAAAAAAAATAAAAAGTTTATGAAATATTTAAAAACATATAGGAAACAATATAACTTTTGTAATGAATCCATAAAACATTTTTTAAAGGGTAAAAGTAAGAATGAAATAATGAAAAAAACATCTAATTTAAAACCAATAGAAAAAATGAATTATGCAATTAAATATGGTATAGACTGGTTAGCACAAGAAGCTATTGATGATGGAATTGACATTAATATGATATATATTGATTTAAGAACTGTTGTAATGAACAACGAAATTAGTATTTTAAAAATTTTAATTAATAATAAAATATCAATAAATGAACTCAATAGTGCAATTCTATATGCAATAGAACATAATAAATTAGATATATTAAAATTATTAGTTAATTATGGTTGTGATATAAAAACTGATGATAATTTTATTGAATATTATAATTTTTATTTAACATATTTACAATTTGCTGTAATAAAATTAAAATCTGATGATAATATGGTTAAATATTTAATTGATAATGGTGCTTATAATTATATTCCAAAAGAAATACTAGTAGATATATTAAATATGAATAAATTTGATGTAATTAAAGTATTAATAGATAATATTAAAGGTATGAAGGAAGCATATCAATATTTATACGATGAACATAAAAAAATAATTGAAAAATTAGAAAAAGTATTATAATTTATGAAATATTTAAAAACATATAGGGAACAATATAACTTTTGTAATGAATCCATAAAATATTTTTTAAAACCAAAAAAAGAAGAGGATGTATTAAATATTATCAATAAATTAACACCCAAAGATAAATTATATAAAGGATGTACATATGGATTATTATCTGTTGTTAAAGATGCAATAGAAAAAGACGGAGTTGATCCATCAATTAGTAGAAATGAACCATTAGAAATAGCATGTGAACATGGTAATATAGATATTGTTAAATATTTATTAACTTTTGATTCAGTTGATCCTTCTACAGATAGAAATAGTCCAATTATATCTGCTGCAATGTATGGATATGAAGATTTGGTAAAATTATTATTAAAAGATGAAAGAGTTGACCCATCTGATAAACATAATAGAGCATTAAAAAAAGCAGATCAAAATAAATATAATAAAATTGTTAAAATACTTTTAAACGACGATAGAGTTATAAATAGATTAAAAATGGATGATGAATTATCATTTTATATAAGAGAAAAAAATTATGAAAATACAAATGAAAGTTTAAATGTATCTAAATACGAATGGGAATATAGTAGAATAAATAATAAAGTTGGTAAATTATATTATGCATCAAAATATAAATTATCGGTCGCAAATCTATATGAACTATCTAAATTATTAACTAATTTTTCTGATAAGGAAGTAATGTTAATGACAATAACAGCAATATCGATATTAACAAGGGAAAGTAAAGAAAAAGTTGAAAAATTATTTGAATTATTATCACAATACAATATAAGTCAAAAAGATATAGATAATCTAGTTAATAAGTTCACTACTATAAAGAATATATTTAAGGTTGTTGCATCAAAATACGATATAGTAATAAATAATATTTATGATATGTTATCGAATACGACTTTATTAATACCATTTATAAACGTTTTAATAACATTAATAGAACATCAGAAGTTAAATATAGATATTTTATCTAAACCCTTAAATGATATTAAAAATGAATTAGGTGACGATAAATATAATTTAATGTTTGATAGAATTGAAAGGAAATTATCTATAATGGTATCAAATACATCTAAATTTAAAGATGTTAAATACACTGAACCATATAGAAAAAGTCATGAATTAAAACCAATTCATATGAGAACAAAAAGAATTACATTATAAATGAAATATTTAAAACCATATAGGAAACAAAGTAACCTTTGTAATGAATCTATAAAACATCTTCTAAAACCTAAAAGTGAAGATGATATAAAAAATTCTATAATGAAATCAAATTCATCAGATAGACTAGATAAAATTTTTAGATTTAAATTAAATCACTTATTTAGTGATGATGAAATATTAGAAATATGTAAAAATTTAACACCAGATGAAAAGTTATATAAGGGTACAAGACATAATATACCTATTTTAATCAAACAGTCCATATTAGACGGTGTAAATACTGGTAAAAATAATCAAATGTTAATAAAATTCGCATCACAAAATGGATATCCTGATATTATAGAAATGTTATTAAAAGATGATAGAGTTAATCCAGTAGTTCATAATAATCTACCAATTGCATACGCTGCAGAAAATGGACATTTAGATGCTGTTAAAGTATTAATGAATGATAAAAGAGTTGATCCATCAGATCATAATAATGATGCTATAAAATATGCATTAAGAAATAATCATTTAACTGTAGTTAAAGAATTATTAAAAGATAAAAGAGTTGTTGATAAATTAGAACCGGATGATAGATATAAAATTAGAATAGAATTGGAACATGGTTATAAATCATTATTTAAAGATATAGAAAGAAAAATGAAATCAAATGAATCCATAAAACATCTTCTAAAACCTAAAAGTGAAGGTGATATATTAAAAACAGTTGAAAAATTATCACCACAAGAAAAATTACAACACGCTTGTGAATATGGTATTCTTTGGTTATTTAAACAAGCATTGGATGAAGGTGCAAATCCTGCATATCAAGATAATTATCCTATAAGATACGCATCAGCAGGTGGACATTATACAATAGTTAAAATATTATTAAGTTTTGATAGTGTTGATCCATCAGATTTAAATAATGTTGCTATACAGGTTGCTCATTATTATAAACATAAAGATGTTGTGGAATTGTTATTAGATGATAAAAGAGTTAAAAAATCACTACCTAAACATTTATTAGAAAGGTATATAAAATATGTATATGATGATTTACATGAATCAAATATAATAAGAATTAATGAGTTTGTTCAAAATGATGATATAAAATATTGGGCATTATACTATCATATTTATGATAATTTTTTCTCCAAATTAGATAATAGAGAAGAAATTCAAGAATTAAGAAATAAACTAATTGATGAATTTGGTGAAGAATTAGCACCAGTTATCAACTTTTTTGCTGATTATAGACTTAAAAAATTGGATATTTAAAAAATATATTGTATATTTGTACCATAAAAATCTAACATTATGGATAAAAATACAGAAACACCTAAATTCTTTAGTGAAAACGTATGGTTAAAAAGATTAGGATTGGTAATTTTAATTTTAGGTATGTATCCTAATATTGTTGCTGAATATCCTGTATATGTAGATTATATTATTAAATTTGTAGTTGGTGCAATTATTTTATCATATGTTTTAAAAATGGTAGTTGGATTTTTTAAATCTCTTCTAACTTAGACATTCTATTTAATAATTTTTCAATTTTTTCTTTTCTCATCAATAAATCATAATCGATACTTTCAGCCCAATCATATATTATATTCATGTCTATATCATTATATGATGAATGTGAATTAAAATCAATTGTCATTTCTTCAATAATAGAGTTATAAAAAACCATACATGTATTATCATATATTATTAACTTTGATGGTTTTTTAGTATTACTAATTTTAGTATTATTGGACATAGTTAAATATATTTCATATAATTTATTTATAACATAATGATTATTATCTACTTTTAATCGTATATTATTTGTAAATATTTGATAATTATTATTTTGTGTTAATGTCATATTTCCCTTTGAAATATTAAATTTTACATCTAATCCATCATATTCATATATACAAACCATTAAACAAAAATTGTTTTTTAATTATATAGATTAAAATATAAAATGTTTTTAATTTAAATAACTATTTAATATATTATCGATATCATCAATATCATTATAAGGTATTCTCAGTAAATTTATGTTATTATTTTTACAATATTCGGTTTTAATGGAATCTCTTAATTTTTGTTTTTTAAATGATTTAATTCCACCAAAATATTCATTAACTTCAAAATGTTGTTTACCGTCAAATTCAATACATAAATTATAATCAGGTATATAAAAATCAAATTTTAAGGGGTTTATATGTTTACAGTCTTTGAAGGATTTTTGGTGTATGTGATCAATTTTATTATCATTTAAATATTTTTTTATGGATAATTCACCTTTAGATGATTTACATATAGGACATCCATTATTTTTAATGTGATATTTTGGTTTTTGTTCAAAAATACCATGAATCGGACAAATTATTTTTACTTCAGTTAAATTATTTTTATACTTAACTAATGAATAATCATATTTATCATTATGTATTTCTTTTGAATCTTTAATAAATTGTTCATAATTCTTTCTTTTTTTACCACTACAATCATAACACCCTTTATTTGTTAAATGACTACTTGGTAATTGTTCAAAAATACCATGAATCGGACAAATTATTTTTACTTTAGTATAATTGTTTATATATTTAACTAAAGAATAATCATATTTATTATTGTGTAATTTTACAGATCTATCAATAAAATCAACTGTTGTTAATTTTTTATTATTAGAACATACAGGACATCCAGATCCATTTAGATGATCAATTGATGATTGATTAAAAATACCATGTTTCGAACAAATTATATTAATTTTTATCATAGTGTTTTTATAATTAACTAAAGAGTAATCGTATTTATCACCATGAATATTTTTACATTTTTTTATAAATTGTTCTGTCGTTAATATATTTTTTGCACACTTATTACAACCTATATTTAACAGATGACTATTTGGTGTTTGTTCAAAAATACCATGAACTGGACAAATAATTTTAACTTTTGTTTTGTTATTTTTATATTTAACTAACGAGTAGTCATATTTATTGTTATGAATTATATTTGAACGTTTTATAAATTCATCTTTATTCAATCTACTATTACCATAACACAGTGGACATCCTTGTTTATTCAAATGATTTTTTGGTGTTTGTTTAAATTCACCATGTTTTTTACATATAATAATAACTTTTGTTTTAACATTAATATAGTTAACTAAACTATAATCATATTCAAAATTATGAACAATATTTGATTTATTTATAAATTGTTCTTTGGTAAATTTTTTATTTATAATCGCGCATTTAGGACAACCATTATTAATATGATTATCTGGTCTTTGTTCAAATATTCCGTGTTCTTTACATATTATTTTAACTTTAGTCTTACTATTTATATAATCAACTAAAGAATAGTCATATTTATAATTATGTTTTTCGTTTGATTTATTTATAAACTCTTCTTTATTTGACTTTTTCATATAATTATATATAAAAATAAAAGGTCTAAATTTACATTTAGACCTTTTATTTTTATCTATTAAACACCAATGATCTTATCGATGGCCCCATAATCCTTTGCCTCAATTGATGTCATCCAATAATCTCTATCACAATCCCATTCCACTTTTTCATAAGGTTGACCAGTTTTATCTGATATTATCTGATAAAGTTCATTCCTTAACATTTCAATTTGTTTAGCAGTAATTAAAATATCAGATGCTTGTCCTTGTACACCCCCTAATGGTTGGTGTTGCATAAGACGACTATGTTTTAATGCACTTCTTTCTTTACCAGAAATAGCAAGAATAAATGCCATCGATGCTGCCATTCCAGTTACCATAGTATTTACATCATTGGAAATGAAGTTCATAGTGTCCAATATGGAATATCCCGCATAAATCCCACCGCCCGGACTATTCAGATAAAGGTGAATTGGGCTATTATTATCATTAGATTGTAAAAATAACAGTTGTGCAGTAATAATATTACTTACTGTATCGTCTATTGCGGTGCCAAGAAAAACAATACGATCCATAAGTAATCTACTGAATACGTCCATACTAGCTACATTCATCTGTCGTTCTTCAATAATAGATGGATTAATATAACCACCGATAACTTTTCCATATTGGTGCATTGCAGTGGCACTAACACCCATGTCTTTTCTAAATAAATTAAAATCTTTTCCTAAGTTTGTCATAGTTTTTATTGTTTTTATTTGTATAATAGTTTATTAAGTTCTTTTCTTATTATTTTTTCTTTTTCAAATGCTTCAATTTCATATGGTCTCTTATTATACGGTATGTCAATAAAATATATCTTATCTCCCATATATTCTAAATAATATTTATCTGAACCTGGATAAACTAATGAACCATCCATATATTGTTGGATATGTACCATTTCATGTGATAACAATGTTTTTATCATGCTTCTGGGAAATGTACGACCTAAAAATATATAATATTTATTTTTTTCAAATAAATTTGGGAATGTATAACCATAAATTTCATACTTATCAGTATTCATATCAATTGGTGTTATAAAAATGTCAATTTGAATAGTATCAATATCCATTATTTTATTTGTAATAACTTTTAATATTGTATCAATTTCATTGAAATCTGTATAATTATTAACAATAACAGTATCAGGAAAATCAAAATGATTCATCTTTTTTTCTCTTCCTAAATATAGGAATAACAAAATTAGTAAAATTAATGATATTACTATAATAATTACGGACTTTTTTTTCATTTTTTATTTAATTATTTTTTCAATTTTATTAAGTTTTAAAATTCTTTGTACTTCTTTGGGTTTTAAACATTGTTCTCTTAATTTTATTGTTTCTTTTAGAACATTATCATATGACCAGTTGTGCATATTATCACCACTATGACAAGTATCAAAACCAATTATCCATAAATCTTCTTCATCATCATAATCAGAAAATGTTAATCCACCATGTACACTAGTATGTTTATATAAGTCATCATAATCTATTTTATAAAAAGGGTGCCAAACAGGAATACCAACATACCCATTTCCCCATCCACCTATCATTTCTACATGTACTCCAAAATCTTTTTGTTTAGAATATTCATGTAAATGATTTCTAACTAAATATATAGGTAGTTGGTTATAATGTGGTAATTTATTTATTTTAAAGTTCATTAAAATTTTCCAATTTTGATAGTTCTTCTAATAATATTTTTTCTTCTTTTGTTATTTTATCTGGAATATCTACATTTATTAATATATAAAGATCTCCTTTATTGTTTCTTTGATCTGATAAACCTTTACCTTTCAATCTTAATGTATCTCCGTTTTTTGTATGTGGTTTAATATTTATAGATACATCCCCATCTAATGTAGGAATTATTGATTTACCACCCAATATAATTTTAGTAAATGGTATGTATAATTCATAAATTAAATTTATTCCATCTCTTTTTAACTTTTCATGTTCTTTAACATTTACATGTATTATTAAATCACCATACATACCACCATTACCTGGTCTATATGGGGAATTTCCTTTTGTTCTTATTTGAAATCTATCATCATTATTTACACCCTTTGGTATTTTGATGTTAATTTCTGTTTCTTCATCAATTACACCAGTTCCTGTGCAATGTGAACAAGTTTTTAATATAATATGCCCACTTCCGTTACATTTATCACAATCTACAATTGTTGATGATATACCGAACATTGTTTTTCTTCCAATTTTTAATTTTCCTACACCACCACATTTATCACATGTTTCTGTTTCTCCTCCAAAACCATTACATGAATTACATTTAACCTTTCTATTATATTTTATGTTCTTATCAACACCATCTCTAACATCATAATAATCAATATTTATTTTAAGTCTTAAATCATTACCTCTATTAACTTTTTGTTGAAATCCACCACCAAAACCAAAATTAAAACCAAAATGACTAAAAATATCATCAAAATTCATGTTAAAATTGCCCATAAAATCATCATAATTAAAACCACTATTAAATCCTTTATTATCACCAAATCTATCATAATTTTGCTTTTTTTGAGAATCTGATAATACAGAATATGCTTCTGATATATCTTTAAATTTTTGTTCAGCTTCTTTATTATTTGGATTTTTATCTGGATGATATTGCATGGCTAATTTACGATATGCCTTTTTTATTTCATCGGGTGTTGCATTTTTATCTACACCTAGTATATTGTAATAATTCATAAAATAAAATTATTTTTTATTAATTGTTGTCCAATAATTAAAATATATTGAAGTATCTAAATTTGAATCAAATTTAATCGATGCTTTTTCATATATTATTTTATAACCTTTTAATGTTAATTTTCTAATTTTTCGAATAGTTCCTTCAGGATATAAATAAATATCACCAAAAGAATCTTGTTTATGTATTGTTGGTTTATTATCAATTTCTAATATCTTCATAATTAATAAAAGTTTAATATTTTGTTAATATTTTATTTTTTAATCTATTACATTCTTCATAATCTTCTTTATGTAAACTCCTTATTAATTTTCTAAAAAGTATAAATATTTGTGGTAATTTTGGAATTTGTGTTGGATTATCTTCAATTTGTTTTCTATATTTTAAGGTATATTCACTGTTTATGTTTTCAAGTTTATCAATAATATCAAATGCCATTTCATTATATTTAGCAATAGACATTATTGGTTTAATTATATCTTGATTTATAGGGTATATTGAATTTTGTTGAGCTATATCTACCATACTTTGTTTAGCTGATTTTGAATCATCTAAAACTTTTATAGATTGCTCATATAACTCTTGAAAATCATTGTATAATTCATTATAAGTATTTATATCCATATTATTTATATATTTAAAAGAATATTGATGTTAAAATCAATATTCTTTTTGTTAAACAATTTTTATACCTTTTATATAATATATGAAAAAATGTCATATTATTTGTTTAATATTTTTAATTTCTCTTCAATTGTCATATTTTCCAATTTAGATTTAACTCTTACATCAATTTGTTCATTTTTAATTCTATCATCAACTTCTTGATATTTTCTTTCAATTCCTACTTGTGCATCTGAATTGTCAAAATTTAAATTTAAGTTTTCAAAATCTTCAATAAATATTTCACCATCACTACTTTCAGGAAAACTAATATTTACTTTATCACCAACTTTTGTAACAATTATTTTATTAGATATTGTAGATGAAGATACAAACAATTTATTTGGGTGTTCTTTTATGACAAAATAATAATAACTATCACTACCTCTTATATCTACACCTATTCTTTCAATAGTACCAGTTAAATCCATAATTTTAATATCTGATGATGGTGCGATTATATTACCACTACTATTTAAAACTGATCTATAATTTCTAATAGCATCTTGAATATTATCACCCACACCAACGATTTGATATTTTTCATATGATACTAAAGCGATACTTTTTATAAGACCTTCTTGATCTTTTAATGCCATAACATATGTCCATACACCATTAATGTTATATGGTCTAGGAAAAGATGCAATATAATTTTTTTCTGGCATTCTTTGTTCAGCTGACCTTTGTGCGGCTCCTTCAATTGCTCCTGATGTTTTATATAATATGGTTTTTTTAGTTCTTGTATCAACCATAACAAAACCAAGACTGGCATCATCTCTACCGACAGAAGTTATACTACTATAATAGTAACATCTTCCATCTTCTCCGTATACTATTTGTACACCATCACTTAGTTGCCTTTTATCTCTACCACTCCAATTCCATGCACCATGTATATATCTACCCCAATCATTTACCTGACTAATAATAAAAAGACTTGGTTGTATTCTATCTACCCATTCTGGTGTATCTTCAATACTATACTCTTTAATATCACCATTTTTAGGATTTACTATTATAGTACCAATTGCATCTCTACCTAAATATCCAACTTTTTTATCATATAGTGTAACAACATACCATGGCATCATATTATCATCCAATTCAAAACTAATATCAGTGAATGCTTTTGTTTTATATCCATTTTTGTATATATGTCTTTGTAAATAATCACCAACATATGCACCTTCTTGATATTTTAATTTAACATCTTCTCCATTAATATTAGTTATCAATCTAACATCTTTATCATTATTAGCATTAACAATCATATAACCAGTTGTTCCTTCTTTATTTCTTCTCCATTTCCAAAAACCAGAATGATTCAAAGGGGCAACATAATATAGTTTATTATTTACTTGTTGTAAAGTAAATTCACCAATTTCAACTTGACTACCTAACGACATATTTTCATCAACTAGTTTTTTATCAGCTAATTTAGATGCTGTTTTTTCATCAATTATTATAATATCTTCTGGTGATGTTGGACTCATATCTATACTTAGAGTTTTTTCTTCAACTTCTCCTAATAATTTTTGATAATCATATGCTCTAAATATTGGCATTGTACCAATTGGTAGTATTATAAAAAATATTAAACCTATTGACATTAATCCTAATGATATAGATGTTCTATATGTTCTTTTAAATTCAACATCACCATATTCATCAGAAGTAAAATCAAATAATATATAAACAACACCCATCAATATTAAAATGAAAGGCCATCCTACAAATCCGTAATTTAGAACAGGTAAACTAAAGTAAGTAAAAAACCAACCTGTGAAAATAACAGTAAATAAGGATATTATATCCTTAATACTAAAATCATTTTTTTGTTTATTCTTCTTTGCCATATTTTTATTTTTAAGTTATTTACAAATTAAATATTATACATTGGACAAGCTATACCTTTTGATTTATTATCAATTGTTATATTAGCAAATTGTCTAACTCTATCAGAAAACCATATATCTTTAATAAAATCATCATATTCTAATACTGATATACCATTTTCCCAATCAATATTATCATCTTTAACTTTTTCCGAAAAAGAACAAGGATAAAATTTTGGATCACCATTTTCACCAGAATTTATATAAAGTGAATAAATACTTGATTCACAACTTTCTGCATATTTTTCTAATTTTTTTGCATCTTCTCTATCTTTTATAGATTTTATAAATTTTGGTTGTGAACAAGAATCAAATCCTATTGGTGCATTATTTTCAAATGCAAAATCAATTAATTCTTTAAATTTTTCATCACTTAATCTTGTATATGCGCTTTGTACTGCTCTTCCTTTTGGTTTAAGACTAAGAAAAACAATAGCATTTAATTTTTTTAATCTTTTATCTGTTTTATAATCTTTTATTAATTGAATAGCATTATCAAATGTTTGTTCTGCTATCATGAAATGAATATTTACCTGTTTCATTCCTCTACTAGTTAATTCTTTAACAGCATTATATGTTAAATCTTTATCATATAAAGAAACTGCAACTGCTCCCATAGTAGATGATAGTTTATCGAATAAATGAGATGTCATTCTATCACCATTAATGGTAACATTTGGAACTACTCCATTTGATTTTGTATATTCAAAAATATCCCACATATCAGGATTAGCATCAATATCCGTAATACCAAATGCAATTTGTCCAATTGTAGCAGGTAGTTTAGAAAATAATTTTTTAAATGTATCTAATGTCATATTTCCTTCGCCTGTTGGTAAGTTTGATTTATAACAGAAACGACAAGGTCCTATTCCACTTACACCATGGCAAGATGTTGATATTTCGATATCAGCTATTTCAGGTAAACCTAATGATAAATTACCATCAGTATCTAAATCTAGTATAAACTCTTTAACATTAAATTTTTCTTGCCATATATTACACCACAAAAGATATAAATCAACTTTATCTTTACTTAATTCTGGTTTCTTTGTATAATCACCTTTACCCCATCTAATAAAAAATCCATTATTTTTATTGAATATAAAATTATATTTTTCACTTTTAAGTACTTTATATTCAATATTATCTTTTATGATAGCATTAGAACCGTCAAATAATTGTATATTATATATTTTTTCCATAATTAATTATTATACTTTTTCATAAAGTCAACAACAGATGAATATATTGACTTAATTAATGATTCGTCAATACTATATGATATAACATTTTTATCAAAAGAATATTCACCTATTTCAGAAAAAGTTGTTACATATAATACTTTATCATCGAAGACATTTTTAATACTAAATCTATAATTAAAACCATTTAGTGATTTTAATTTAGATATTTTTTTAACAACTGGCATTATCCAATCAAATGATTTAGAAAATTTTAATTCATCATCATTATCAGATAATCCACTTATAATTAATTCTTCATGATCAATATCTGTTCTACCATTTTTTTTGGGTATCCAACAATTTTCATCTACACTAAACTCAAGATTCATAAATTTAGCAATTATAATATCACCAATTAAATTTTTATTCATCGAAATTTGTATTTAAATAATTTAGCCAAAAAATTCTAGCTTTTGCAGATATAGCTTTTCCAATTTTTTTAATATTAATATTATTTTTCTCTATTGTATCTGATTCTTCCTTAATAACATCATTATAAACCCACTTCAAGTAATCTGCAGTAGATTTATCAATAATTGGAATATTTAATTCTCTCATTTTATCAATACCTTGTGTCAATCTATTTTCAGTGACAGCATAATCGACAAAAGACTTAATATTTTCAATTTCCTCAATATCAACAGTAGTTAAAGTTTTTACTTTACTTACTTGGTGTTTTTCTCCTTTAACTTTAAAAATATATCTTTTATTATCATTAATATGTTCCCACACAATCCCTTCTCCTGTTCCTGATACATCAAAATATTTTCCAATAGGGCATTCTTTTTCTACATTATTAGTTAATTCAGATAATATATTTATTGATAATTCAGGTCGATTAAAATTAATATCTATTTCAAAATTAGGAAATTGTAATATATTAAAAATTAATTGATCTTCGTTTTTTATATGTGCAAAATTAGACATATCTTTATAAAGACCATCTATTTTTATAGCAAAAATAACAAACATTTTAGGTAATTGGGATATTGCCACTTTTTTCTGAATACCCTTACCACACCATTCACCATAAATAGCACAATATTCATTAAACTGAATATTATCAAATAATTTTTGATAATCTTTTTTAATCATTTCATTCATGAAATTATAATTATCTTCAGTTAATGATAATTCAGATTCTCTGGATTGAAATTTATATGTACCATCAGCATATTTAACAATAGATGAGTTAGAACCATGTAATTTTACAGTTCCTCTAAATTTCATTGTAGGGTATGGTGTAGTATGATTAAAAATAGCTTTACCATCATCATTCTTACCTGCATAATCATGACTATCTTTAACCTGTCTAATGACATTTCTAAATTGTTCTATTTCGGTAAATTTTTTCATTTTAATCTTTTTGGTATTTAGATATTTGTGTAATTTCATTATGGGTGAAACCAGATCTTTCTAAAGCTTCAGCAAAAGGAATCCATACATTTTCTTTTTGTGGTTCACCAGAACAATAACCATAATAATCTCTAGTTCCCCACCTATCTACAACAGCTTTAGTTCGTGCTACTAGTTTATTTTTATCTTTAATAAGTTTAGCCATTCTAGATGCGCATGATTGAAAAGGAGCACCATTACCATAAAATGTACGTCCGTTAAACTGAAGACTATCTGCTCTTTCGTAATCTTTTTTAGTTGGGATAATTTTATCAATATCTATTCCATTCATAATATTTAATTTCTACAAAGATAAATAATAAAGATTAAATATCCAAATTTGTTCTAATATAATGATTATATAATTTCCTTTTTAATTTTCCACCATAATTATTTAACCAATTATTTATTTTCATTATCAATATTTCTTTCGGTTATTATTACATATGATATTCTCCAAAATGAATATAATACAACCCAAGTTACATAAGTCCACCACCACCCACGTACCGATGTTAATATAAGAGTAAATAACGTTATTAAAATTATTGTGATTATTGTAATAAATTCTTGTTTATTTGCCCATTCATTTGATTTAATTATAAATTTTTTCATATTATTTTATGTTTTGTGGTATATTATCATCAAATAACATTGATATACTTAATTGACTTTGTATCATTTCCAAAAATAAATACTTACACATTGTCCAATCATAATTTGCACCTGTTCTACTAATAACTTCCCCATCATCATTATAATGTGGTGTAGTTTGACTAATATTATATTTTGACATAATATCATAAAATTTATTTTTACAGTCTGATATGGTATCGGTGTCATTAAATTTTAATGATATGATTTCTTTTGCAATATCGTTCATTTTATTTTCCATTTTTAACATTTTTAACAATTAATTGATTATCAATTTGTTCCAATTCTATTTCTTGGATATCTTTTGTTGATTTTATATGATCTATAAATTCAATAAAACCATCTTTAAATGATTTTTCTTGTTTAAATTTTCCACTTCGATATGATTTTTTAAATTTTCTAAATAGTTCATTTAATTCATTTAATGTAAATGGGTAATTATCAGAATTTTCTAATACAGTTATTTTTTGATCTAAAATAGAACCAAACCAATAAGTACCATCGGTTTTAAATTTTATTTTATCATCTACTTTTAAACATAAACCATAGTTATCTTCAATAACACTACCAATATAAGTTTGATAACCTAAATTTTCATATTGTGATTGATTTGGGAATGGTTTAGGTTGTTCTAATTCATAAATAGTAGTAACTGATAAAATATTACCAACTTTCCAAGGATCTATGTATTTACTGATATCAAATACTGGTATATTTTCAAGTTCAAATGATGAATAAATAACCCTTTTAGTATTTTCACAAATTGCATTCAATTTACCTTTTGGTGTTCCATCATTTTTAAATAGGTACCATCCTCTACCTGATAAATTAATACCATGTGCAAATGAAACACCATAATCACCAATTTCAACTTTATCGTCTGTAGTGATAACGTATCCTTCTTTTACTTTAAATAGATTTTTATTAATTATTGCTTTCATGTTTATATTTATTTAGAAATTAAAATGTATTGCTATTTGAGTTGGATTCGAACCAACAGGCGGATGCCTCCTTTTCTACAACCATTCACATTTCTGCGGTCAGGAATCGAACCTGAGAGAGCAACCACTGATCACACACCGAGTTGAACGGGCTACCTACCAATCTGTTCAAATAGCAATACTATACAAAGATATAAAAATATTTTTAATAAACAAAATTTAATAACAATATGAATCGTCATTTTCACCAGAAGGATAATATAAACTTTTACCTAAACTATTTATTTCATCTCTTTCTTTTTCCAATTCACGTCTATTGCTTTCAATGATTCTCCTATTAACTTTAGATTCCCATCTTTTTGATTTTGCTTTATTAATATTTTTTCTTACTTCATTTCTCCAACTCATAATTAATTATTTTTAATATTTTATCTTTTCTTTTATATTTTTCTAAAAATTTCATAGTATTATCATACATATTAATTTTACTATTTAATCTTTTTTGTTGTCTTAATAATTCTTTTATTGTATTATTTTTTGTTTCAAATAACTTATCATAAAATCTATTTATCAATTCTATTTCTTTTTTCTTTAAATATTCTTCATTGTTTATTTTTCTTGTTATAAATGTAGAGTATGTTAAATCTGTTTTATTATAACTATAATTATTATCAAAATAAAATTTATCCCAACTTTCACCATCACGAAAACCAACTCTAAAATATTCTCTTGTTAATATAATTTTATCACTGTATAAATTCAATGAAATTCTATATGATATAGGTTCATCTTTAAAACTATCTAAGTCTGATTTTTCTTTTATAATTAATTCCATTTGAAAGTTTTTTAATTTTTGATTGTCTTAATACCATATTAAAAAAATCTATAGATATTTTACCTGAAAAAAATTCTTGAAAATTATAATGTTCCCATAAGTTACCCTCAATTATTTTAAATTCATCATTTACAATTTTTGCAAATTGTGGCATATTTAAATCAAATTTATCAAGATGTTGTGTCATCTTTTCATTAGACGATGTTGAAAATGTGTTATATTTAACATATTCTTCATCACATTTTAATAGAAAATTAAGTATTAAACATGCACCTATTTGAATATCTTCATCATTTAATTTCATATCGATTTAACAGTATTATTATAATTCCAAACTTTAACTAAACGATTATATTCGTCATTATTTAATCTATCTTTTAATGGTATCCATCCAGTTACACATGATGATTGTTTTAATCCATTTGGTGTATCATATACCCAATAGTAATCTTCTTCGCCATCTACTACATCAACCAGTCTAACCACATCAAAAAAATCTAAAACTAGTGTATTTTTATATGGTTCTAATTCTTTTTTTAATTCTATTAACGTCGCCATTTTCTTAAAAATTTAGGTGTGAAATATCCAATTAAGAATCCAATAACACCAAATCCCCATATTGGTATATATCTAACTATATGAACTACACATTAGCTAAAGACTAATGTGTTTCAGGAATATACCTTCTCTTTAATCGTTTCATTGCTTATGCCATTTAATTCCGAGAAATTATTTGGTCTTATTTTTGCTCCGCGATCGTTATCAGATGTTCCGTCTGATATATTTAATCTTAATCCTTCTTTTAATATATTTATGGCTGCATTAATATCTCTATCTAGTTTAGCACCACATTTATTACATATCCATTTTCTTTGATGAAGTTTTAAGTTTTGATTTATATGACTACATTTATTGCAAGTTTTAGATGAAGGGAAAAATCTATCTACTTTAATTAATTGTTTATCGTTCCAATCACATTTATAACTTAAAATATCGATGAATCTACCCCAGCTAACGTCAGAAATTGATTTAGATAGTTTTCTATTTTTAATCATTCCTTTGATATTTAAATCTTCAATGTAAATAGTATCAAATTCATTAATTAGTTTAAATGTTATTTTATGTAACATATCTGATCTAGAATTTGAAATCTTTTCATGGATTCTACAAACTTTTAATCTTTGTTTTTCGTATCTTTTTGATCCCCTTGTTTTTCTTGATAAATGTTTTTGATTTAAACTTAATTTTCTTTCATATTTCTTTAAATATCTGATGCCCTTGGTTTTCGAACCATTAGATAGAGATATGAAGTCATTTAAACCTAAATCCATACCAATATTTTTATTGGTTTTTTTAACTGGTTGATATTCTTTTTCGACTAAAATTGAAACATAATATTTACCAGTTGAGGTCTTTGATATAGAACATTTTTTAATTAAACCTTCTATATTCCTGTGTTTAACCATTTTAATCCCACCTTTAAACTTTGGTATAATTAAATAGTTATCTTCTACCTTTACACTCTGTGGTACAGTAAAGGTATTTTTTGTTTTTCTACTTTTAAATCTAGGAAATCCACTTCTTTTTTTAAAAAATGATTGGTATGCTATATCCAAACAATTTAAACTATATTGTAAGGTCTGTGAATTAATTTCTTTTAACCACTGATAATCAGGATCTTTTTTAAGTTTAGTTAAAAAAGAAGATTGTTGGTTATAAGTTATAGATTTTTTATTATTAACGTATTCTTCTTTTCTTTGGTTTAAAAAATGGTTGTATACAAATCTGACACATCCAAAATACCTATTTAAAATATATTGTTGTTCTTTATCAGGGTTTAACCTGAATTTATATGTATATATTATATTTTTCATCTTTATAGTAATTAATTCCTTTACTATAAATATATATTAAATGAAAAATATCACTTTTTTCCATTTTTACAATTTAAATATCTAACAGATTGATTATTAGTTATTTAAATTTTAAAAATATTTTTAAAAAATTAAATTCAATTGAAATTTATTGAAATTCATCCCTCTAACTAAAGATTAGATGGTTTTCTTTCAAGGTGAATATAAATATCAAAATATGATAAAATTAAAATAATAGTAAATAATAAAAATATGTTCGATAAACATACTAATAATACAAGTACTTTATTTTTATCAATATTTTTATTATTAAAATTTGGTATAATAATTGGTATAAACATATTTATTCTTTTAATTTATTATTTTAATTGAATATGATGGTATATTATCATAAGTATAATATGCATCAATATTAGTATATTTTGGATCTTTATATAATTTTATTTTTGGTAATGATTTAATATTTATTTTTAATTTAACAGGATTAAAATCTTCAACATAATATGATTTATTAGATATGAATGAATTTATATCATCAACACTTTCAAATAAGTAAATTCTATCCGGATGATTATCTATCATCTTATTGGATTTCGGTGTTAATCCGATTTGTTTTATTTTATTAATATGTTTTTCATCTGTAACATGATATAAAAACAATTTAATACCAGTATCTTCAAAATCAAAATTTTTATTAAATACAATATTTAATTTTTCACTATTCATAAAAATATTAATGTTTAAATTTAAATATTCTGTTTCATTATTGTCTTTTTTATAAGATGATATATAATAACCAGAAATATTTAATAAACTAATAATATCATTATATAAATTTATATTCTTAATAGGTTTAAAATTTATTAAAAATATACCATCTTCAGATTGTATCAAATCATATTCTTCTATTTTATATTTAGTTAAAATATCATTTAATTTTTCTTTGAATTTAGAGTATGAAAATGAGTATATTAATCCTTCTTGAATTAAATGTTCATTTTTATTTTCAAATGCCTCTTTAAACTGATTAAAATTTAACACTTTATATTTTTATTTTATTCTTATATATTAAATTTAAGAGTAGATAGTTCTAACTTATCAATAAACTCATATGAAAATATTTTTTCTTCATAAAATGAATATTGAAAATTAGTTGTATCCCACCCATCAGGATCAATTATTTCAATTTTGAATTTATCTTTTACTATATCATACCATTCATTTGATGTCTTTAAACCACTGATATTAGTAATATCTTCTCTAATATTTTTAAATACTGACATAATTTATAATTTTTAAAAATTTAACATTTATTAATCCTCAAATTTAACTAGTTTATAAATGTAGGTATCGTCCTCATTTTTTGCAAACTTATCCATCCATTTTTTAAACCATGATTTTTTAACAATAATTATTTGGTATTTTTCCATATATTCAGACGCAATTTCTTGATTGATAATACCATCTTTAAATAGTTTATCTATTATCATTTCTTTACAAAGATTTGCATTTTTTGTCATACTATCAATTTCTACTAATACACTGTCTATTGTTCCCATATTTTTAATTTTTAATTTTTTCAATAAATTTACCAATTAATTTTCCAGTGGATGTTATAATCCAAACATATCCAACTATTGCAAGAATACCAAACCAAAATTCCATATCGGATAAGAAATTAAAATTTTCCATATCATTAAAGTTTAATAGTTCTAAAGTTATTTAATTCATCTAGTTCATCCCACATATCAGAATATAATCCTCTTACTTTTAGTGCATATCTAAAAATAGGATATTCTTCAACGTATACTTTATACATATGATGACCTGACTCTTTTGAGTTTTTGGTATTTGCAATTCTATCACATAATTTTACAAAAATAGCAAAATCACTAACCCAAATTTTTGGATATGTTTTAAAGTTTCTTTCCTTTCTATCCCAACCTCTTTCATTAGATACTCTAAATACGATATCTGCTATTTCTTCATTAAATTTTTCTTTTAATTTTTTAGGTGATGTGTCAGTATCTTCTACGGTATCATGTAACATTATGGCACTTAACACAATATCTAATTTATCAGTCGGTAAATAATATGAATATTTTTCACCGTTTTTCAATACATCAAAAAGATGAACAGAATATGATTCACTACCATATCTTTGTGATTCTGATGGCAAATCGTGTTTTTTACATGCGTATTCAATAGCTAAATCAATGAAATTGTTCATATTTTATTATTTTAAGAACAAAGATAATAAATAATAATCAAAATTAAAAATTAATTTAATATTTTTTCATTTAAGTATATTTTTAATATTTCATCACCTGTTAAACCATAACAACTACCTTTATCTGGATAATATATCATTGTTAAATTAGCCCACCCATGATTACCCATAATATCTTGTATAGGAAGATCATTCCACCAATTTAAAGCAAGTTGTCTATATCGGTATAATTTTATTCTACGAATTAATTTTTCCATATTAGATGTTCCTCCAATTTTTATCTAAATTAACAACCCAATCTTCAATTCTTATTGGTTCTATATTTGTTTCTTTTAATTTTCTTATTGCTTCTTTTAAAACAATATTCATAAATTCACCAGATTCTTCTAATTGTTGTTCATATAATTTTAATAGTCCTTCCTTATGGATATTTATTTGTTCATTTCTTTCATCTTTTGATTGTCTTCGAATATTACCCAATTTATTTATGGCATCATTCCAATCACCAAATCTATTTATTTTTTTACTCATAATGTTTAATTTTCCTATTCATTTATTCAAATTTTATACATATTTCACCACCTTTTAATGGACACCAATCTGGTGTTTCAATCGGTTTATCTTTTTTAAAACTATCATATATTTCTAATATATTATCTGTATCTCCCATGGATTTACACAAATTACAATATTCTATTGTATCATGTCCAGTTGCATAATCATTATAATTAATTTGTTTAAATGGACAATCTTCGCAACCTTTAATTATAAATTCTGTCATAATTTAATAATTTTTAATATAAATAAATCTAGGTATAAAAATATCTAATTCTATTAATCTAGCATATCTAGCATCACATACATTACTAATACTACCTATCATAAATGATTCTTTTTTAATATCAATACCTTTTCCTTGGAATTTAGATTCAATAGTTAAATATTCATCAGTATCTAAATCTTTAACATAATCTAAATATCCATTATCTTCATTATAGGTAATTTCTATGTTTTTTCCTAAGTGTTTAAATTTTATTTTCATTTATCTTAACATTTTTGGTAAATTATATTTTTCAACTAAATCATATAAATCCCCATATGATACATATATAAATAAAAAATAATCTACTGTATCCATTAATCTACATCCAATTTCTCCATATTTCCAGCTCTCTTTATATCCACCTTGGGTAAATCTATCAATGACAACATTATGAGTATTTAAAGATAATTTTTGTTCAATGAATTCTTCTGCTGTAAATTTATCAGTTCTCTTTCTTTGTATACTAGTTAATTCATCAACATGATGATCATATGACAATGACAATGCGTCTCTATATAATTGTTTAAGTGTTTTTTCATCTTTAATAACACCAACATCAAAAAACCCATTCCAATATGATGTTTGTTCATTAAAATTATTAATATTTTTCATTTTTTCTTAAATTTAGATTTTGTTTTTAATTCCTTTATTTTTTCATCTCTATCTCTATTTTTAAAATATTCTTTTTCATCAATAAATAATCGACAAATTTTTTTATCATTAACAATTTCATCATAATATGGACTATTTGGATGTTCACATTTCATACATTGATCACCAAACCACTTATTTAATAATAAAGTAGATTCTGTATAATTAGAATATAAACAATCCAAACATGACTTTTCCATACTATTTATATATTAATATTTTTTTAATAGTTTAACTCCACTTTAAATGATACTGGTATATCATCTTTATAATTATCTGTATACGAATAATATTCAAAATGCCTTCCTAATCCTGATGATACAGCAACAGATTCTAACCAAAGAAGAAATTCTTTTACTTCTTCTTTTGGTAATTCTTTTTGGATATCAATTATTTCTATTTTCAAATTAATTGATTTTTTTAATATTTTACCAATTAGATTTTCCATATTATTAAATTTGTTTCAATTATTATCAAAATACCAGTAAGTATCATCTTCATCATCTTTGAAATAGATACCCATTGATTCTAATTCTTCTAACAATAAGTCATAATCCTTTTCCGGATGTATCATTCTTTCGTTCAGTCTATTAACTAATTTTTGTAATAATTGTTCCATTTCCATATGTTTTATTTTTATCTAAATAATTATTTTACCTGCTACCAAAAATGTTCCATAAATCAATTGATCTTAAAATGGCTTGTTCACGATCTTTTTCATAAGAACCTCTAAAGTATTCCCATTTTTGATTTACAGCATAACGCCAATTATCACTACCATTTTCTACCATACTAAGATCAATAATGAGATTTCTTTTTCTAAACCATTCAATAGCTTGTTGCCAAAGTGGTGCAGCAATTTGGTCTTCTTTATTAAAATGCGAGTTTTTATATCGTCCAGTAATATCAATAAATTCATTTTTACTGTATTGACAGAAACAAGTTTCATCAAAACCCAATTCTTTAAGTTTCAAAGCTATCTCATATGTAACAAATTCTTTTTCCATTTTAATTTTAATTACTCATGCTTTGCATTATCTTCTACATCTTTTATAAATTCATTAATAGCTTTATTTAGCTTATCATATTGTTCTTGCTCTGCAACATATGTTTGTAACATACTTATAAGTTCACCCTTTGCTCTTTCCCAAGCCATTAATCTCATAATTTGTCTATCCTGTGTATTCATAATAAAAATCTTATAGTTTATTATAATAATTTTCTACCCAATCTAAAAACGTGCCAAAAGTATTGAAATAGTAATCTAAATCTAAACACGATCCAACTGATTCTTCAGTCATGTAATCTTCGCCAAATTCTTCAGCAATTTGTTTTACTATTTCAACATATTTTGGGTGTACACCAAAATTCTCATTATCTTCTGGTATAAACCCAAGTACAATTTTTATAGACTTATAACAACGTTGTCTAACATCGTGTATTGCTGTATCTTTTTCCATTTTATGTAGATTTATTAAACATTTTATTATTAAAATATTTTCTGCCTTCTTCTCCGAAAATATAATTAAACCCATTTTCTTTTCCCCATTTAATCATATCTTCTATATATTCTTCTTTATATTCTTCTAATTTTTTAACATCGTTATATAATGATGTTATTTTTGATTTATCATCACCATCTTTATATAACGGGTCAATTTCTAATAAACCTAAGTTGTAAATTTCTAAAAATCCAGCTTTTTCTCTAGTTTTAAAAGTTAACCCATATTTACCCTTAATATTAAAAAGATTAATACCTTCATAATAATGAATATCGGTAAAAACTTTTAGTTCTTCTTCATCTTTATGTTCATCATAGTAATCTTTATCGATGGTTATAAATGATTTATCGTTGGTTGCATAATATTCAGTGATTGAATCATTTGAAATAAAGTATCCTTCACTGGTTCCATAGAAACCAGTTATACAATTTTGTATGTACTTTTTTATCTGATAACCAAATAACATAAAATCTATTTTTCCATCGATTAAAATATAGGAAAGATATTTCTCTATTTTAACAGGTTTATCTGATACTACAGATGCAAATAATTCAACGGCATTATTAGGCATATCTAAATAATTAGGCATCAACCTCAATTCATAAGTTTTAAATTTTTCTATTTTCATAATTTTTATTTATTAACGGTTTTTAATTCTGAATATTTTTCACATATTTTAAAATGTTTTTTTAAAGTAATTATTAAATCACTGTGATCTGGTTCTATAAATTTTTTTCCACAACATGGACATTTTGTTTTTGCGTAATTAAACCAGCATTTCATAATTTTAAAGTTTTAATTATATCATTGATCATTTTATATTCATCGATTTCTTTGTCCATATCATCTAAATCTAGATCAGTCCCATTGCCATATGCACAATTTTCTTCTTTATTCCAAGCATTACCATCGGATGGTATGTATGCTCTTAATTTTCCACCATCCCAATAAAAAATAAAACATATTGGAAATTCCCAATCACCACCGGCATTCACAAAAAACACATGAAAATCATCTACTAATTTTCTATATCCAACCGGATATTTACCATTACAGAATCCTTCATCATCATCAAATTCTGTATAATTTTCAAAATCAAATTGAACTTTCGATAAATCTTTTAGAATTTGTTGTGGTAAATCATATGGAAATTCATCATCTTCCATTAATTCTTTTACTTTTAGTAAAAATTCAGTTTTAGTTATTTTTATCATAATTTTAATTTTTAATAAGTTCCAATATTTTTTTATAAGAATCACTATTCATAACTTTAATACTATCATCACCGAACATAAATGGGATACTCATTAACCATTTATCATAAATACTATCAATATCATTTAATATAATAGTTTTGTGTTTTTCGATATCACTATTATCTAATTTTTTATTAACTGATAAATGAATTGCTAATTTATTGATAAATGAAGTATCAATTTCACCATTAATTAATAAATCTTGAATTATAATATCTTTAGTATATGATACTAATTGAGTATAGTGTAATTGATTTACAACTTCATCATATGTTTGAATTGGTACCGTATTAGTAATTGTTTTTTCTTTTAATGATGCAGATATTATAAAATAAAGAATAGCAATAGCAATACTAATAAAAATTACTAATACAGTAATCGGATAATACATGTTCACATTTTTCATAATTTAATATTTTTTAATTAAGTTACAAAGATATAAAATATTTTACAAAGATCCAAATAATTCTTGACTAATTGATTTCCCGTTACTAACTCTTTTAATAGCCTTAGCTAACATTTCATCAATTGATAATACTTTTATTTTATTACTTAATCCATGTTTAATTGGAATAGAATCAGTAACAATTAATTCTGTTAATTTAGAATTATTAATATTATTATAAGCGTTACCTGATAGTATAGGATGACAAATAAGAGCCCTTACTGATTTTGCACCAGATTCCATCAAAAGATCAGCAGCTCTTGAAATAGAACCACCGGAATCGATTATATCATCAATTAAAAAGACATCTTTATCTTGGACATCTCCAATAAGTTTCATAGTAGAAATAACACCAGGTTTTGATCTTTCTTTATGAATAACCACTAAATCTGTTTGTAATACATTAGAATAACGACTTGCTCTTTTTGTTCCACCTACATCTGGCGTTGCAATAACCATATTATCAGTATCGAAGTTTTCTTTAATATATGGTATGAATACATAACTAGAACTTAAATGATCAACGGGTATATCAAAAAATCCTTGAATTTGGTCACAGTGCAAATCGAGTGTAATAATTCTATTAGCACCTGATGTAGTTAATAAATCCGCCATTAATTTTGCTGAAATTGGAACTCTTGGTTTATCTTTTCTATCTTGTCTAGCATAACCAAAATATGGAATAACTGCTGCTATTCTCTTAGCAGATGCTCTTTTTGCAGCATCTAACATTAAAAATAATTCCATCATACTATCATTAGAATTGGTTGATTGTATAATGAAAACATTGTCTTTTCTAATTGATTGATTATAATGAACTAATATTTCACCATCAGTAAATTTTTTAAGTTCAATATCATTCAAAATTGCTTCCTTATTATTAAAATAGGACTCAACTACCTTTTTAGATAGTTGTGGAATTGATGTACCTGAAAAGATTTTTATTGCCATATTTTTATTATTTTAGTTTTAAAAAAGATAAATTGGATTCTGTTCGTTTAAATATAATGCAAATATAAATAAAAATTTTGATAAAATAAGTAAATACCAAAACCTATTTTTTGGTGATGTTCCATTATTTGTATGTTTTTCTTCGTAAGTTATAAAATTAATAATTATACTAATTATTAATAATATTACTACCAATCCCTTTAATTCAAATCCTATCATAATATTAAAGTTTAACAAAATCCATATAATATGTTAATAATTCTGATTCGTTTAACCATTTATAATGTCCTTTGACATCATACATTAATATACCTCCTCTAATTTCAGAATATAATTCGTTTTCCATTTACTACGGAAGATATATAATTATCTAATTTAATGTCCATATTTTTATTTTCTTTTATTGTCAGCGTATGTCTTATAACAAGGTATAAATACAACCAATCTATTATCTATATCACCATAAATATTAACTTCCCATTTATCTGTTATAAAATTTATCATGGGTCTTTTTATTTTCACTAATAACTTACCATAATTATCATATATATCTACTGATGTTGAAAATAAATCTAATTTTCTAGATGTACCTAATCTTTTATCATACTTATCATAAATTGCATATGTATTTTGTATACTAAATAGATTTTCAAATATTTTATGTTCTATCTTACCAATATAATTATCATTTTCATCATATAGTTTAATTTGTGTAACTAAACTAAATATGGTTTCTTTGGATTTTGCAATTAAATCACCGTTTTTATCATATAATATAAATGATGTTGAAAAACTAATTATTTTTTCTTCGATATTACCAATTTTTTGACCTGATTTAGAATCTATATTAAAATTATTACCGATTACTGATAATCTTTCTGTTATAATAAAATTTTTAGGTATATCAATTTTATTACTAAATGATATTAATGATTTTGTTATTAATAAGATTATTAGTCCAATTGTTAATTTAATTTTCATAATTATTTAGTTTTTAATTTTTTCTTTTTCTTTTTATTCTTCTTTTTCAATTCTTTATAAAGTTCATAGTATTTATAATACTCACAATTTTTACATTTTCCCATAAGTTTATTATTTACAAATTTTTTCAATGTTATTCATATTTTTAATAATTACATTAAAAAATCTTTTAGATAAAATATCATATTCGTTACCAATTATTTTTCTATATATAGGAAAATCAATAACTTCGTCCATTCTATCTGTTAGAATATCAGCTAAATAATCATGTACTTTTTTCCATATATCAATATCTTCTCCTTTACTAGAGTCTGCAAATAAATAACCAATGATTATTTTAGTTATTTCTGAATGCCTTTTAGCTTTTTCATAACCATCTAATCTTTGTATACTATTAGCCATTAGATACCTATTAATAGGAAAATCTAATAAACACCACAATAAATATTTTTCTCTTTCTGTAACCATTTTAAATTAATTCTAATTGATGATTAAATTCATACCATTTATCGATGGCTTCTTTTGATTGAATAATTGATACTGTTAAAAATCCTTCTTTTAATCCACCCTTGTCCATATATTTAAGATTAGGAATTTCCCAGTATCCATATGCACCAGCTGGTACATATGAATTTTTAAGAATATCAAAACCACGATATTCGATTTTTCTTGTAAAAACCTTAATTTCGTGTCTTCTTGATCCCTCATATCTATCGAAATCTTTTAATTTTTCGATATTTTTAAGATCTATTCTACTGGTTAATTTCATTTCTTAAAATTTTAGAGTACAAATATACAATAAATTATTTTAAATTACAAATTTTTATGTTTAATATTTGTTATGCTAATGTATTTAGCAGGTACAAAATCAGTTAACCAAACTTTATTTTCAGATAAATAAAATTTATAACCATCTTCGTACATTTTCTTTGATTCTATTCTTAGAATTACTGGTTTTAAAGTCTTTGCATGTCTTTGACCAACATGAAATGCTGTCAATTTATTGTCAGATAAATGAACAAATTTTCTTGACATTTTATACAATCCATTTTGCATAATACTATCAATAACTGTTGGTGTTGTACCATGAAATAAAAACATTGGAGGTTCTAATTCTGCAAATTTAATAGTAACAAAATCAATTGAATGTCCCTGATTTGCTCTTATTTTCAATTCACCATCAAAATACTTATATGAGTATCTTTGTTTATCATCCTTAAATACAAGCATATCCAATGTATCTTTATCTGTTTTGATTAAAGATAATAATTCTTTAATACTAACCCAACCGTCTTGATCCATTTTCATTCCTCTTGGATCATGTCGAAGCAAGTAAGCTAGCTTCTTTGATATTTTCATTAAATCCTTTTCCATATATTAATTTTTTAATTTTATGTATTCTTAACACATCTTTAAATTCCATTTTTAGTATTCCATTACCGTCATATCTTGATATTGTTAAGTCTTTTATTTTATGAATATTCTTAAAAATATTATTTAAAAAATAATTATACTCTTCGATTGTTTCTATTGCTTGTAATTCATATTTATCTAAATTATATGACATTCTATAACAAGCATATGGTTCCATAATTTCTTCAACTTTCCAGTCATCTTCTGTTAAATCTTTAATTAACTTATCTCTATTTATAATATAAATTGATTTAGAATACCCGCAACTATTACAAAAAGTAAATTCTTCACCTGTTTTATAATTAAAATCAGATATACAATCACCTGTCTGACATCTTGGACACTCAATATAATCAATTATAGTTCCCATACATTCTTAATTTTATTAATTTTTAAAAATCTTTCTTCCTTTCTTATATCATCTAAACTAAAATGATTATTATTTGGTATACTGCAATACCTAATTTTTTCAATTGTAAAGATACCTTTTTTTACTATAATAATCAAATCTGATTCATAAAATGTTGATGCAATAGTTCCTATATCTGTTATGTTTATAAAGTTTTTTAATTTTCTGATATCTATAACAGATTCAAATCTTTTAATGCTACTATAAGGATTAGAAATTCTAAAATTATCTCTTATAAGTATAACATTATCATTATTTGACAATTCAATAATTTCTTTTATTGTATATTTATCATAATAATCATTATTAAACTCCATAACATTATTAAAATACTTAGATATAATTGATGCTAATAAATTACAATTACGTCTATCAAATGTAGTTCTATATAAAAATGTAATTCTATTATGTTTTATTATTTTTTCTAACATATATAAGATAAATGATCAATAATTATAATATCTGGTTTTATATTTAATTTCATCACTATATTTGGGTATAATGATGAAAAATCATAATTAGACTTAAATTTAGTAAATAATCTAAACCCAATTAAATGTTTATCACATTTATTTAAAAGTTTATAAAGTTTTAATTTCCTTATAAATATAAATAATTCATTTCTATTAGAAGTATCAACAATATGATCAATATTTATATCATTCATATGGGTTTTAATATCGCCATTAATTATAAAATAATGATTACCAATATATTCTATATTAAATATCATTTAGATAAGATTTTATGTAAATTATTACAACCAATTTTAATTAAATAAAAAGATAATATAGATACACTAATAAAAGTTATAAAATTAATAATTGGTTTAAATGGAACAGTATGTAAATATAACAAAGAAAATAGCATAATAATTGAAAAAATTATTAGTACTATGTTAGTAAATATTAATATAAATCTTTTCATTTTTGTATTTTTTTAATTATTCTATTAAGTTTATTAAGTCTTTTAAATTTTAAATATTTTGGATCTTCGTACAATTCGTACCAATATTGGCCATCTCCGAACCTTAATATATTTTCTATATGTACTTTAATTTCATCTATAACAAGATCAATTAATTGAAAATTATCCATAAATGTATAACACCATATAGAGTAATCATCTTCTTTTATATTCCAATCCTCATAATATTCGTAATAAGGTTCTTTTCCTTGTTTTATTAATTCTTCATCTATTTTTTTACCAATTTCTATATGATTATAAATCATTTGTTTTTGTTCATCGGTTATTTTATGTAAAGGAATAATGAAGCTACTTGAACTACTATTACTAACAAATCCTTTTCTTATTTTCATATAATTTTTTAATTTTTAATATTCTATATTCTGTTAATAAAATAAATCTATTTGATAAAATACCTCCATTATTAAGTAATTCTTTTATTAGTACTGCTTGATTATTAATTACATATTCAATTGTGTATTTTTCTCCTAATTTTAATGATGTACGTGGTGATGTACTAATACAAACCACAACATCCCCCTTTTTAAACATATTTTATTATTTTAATGATGATTAAATTTTTTAAATGTTATTGGATTAAGAATATCACTATGTTCAATATATCCTCCTATTTGACCATCTTCATCAGCATAAGTCAATTTAATAAATTTAGAATCTTTTTCTAAAGTATATGACAATCCCATTTTTATTAAATCTACAATTTGTTCTAATAAAATATTTGACATTGACCAAGATATTTGATTATTGAATTTATTATTACTATCCCATCTTACTTTATTATTTAAAAATTTATTACATAACATGTAATATTCATCTATTTTATCTTTTGGAATATATTTTTCGTATTCATAAACATCGTCTTCGTTATAAATATAAATTTCATTATCAAGATCAATATCATTAATAGTAGTTTTTTCACCAACAAATTCTAATTCTCTTTTTATATCTTCATAAATAGTATTTATAACTACTTTTTTATTAATATAATCACCCCAATGTGATAAATTATCATAATTTTGAACACCTAATATTTCTTCAAGATGCTGTTCTGAAGTTGGTACAACATCAAGTTTTATAATAAAATTACTTGAACTACTATTACTTACAAACCCGTTTCTTACTTTCATTATATTTAATTTAAGAAGTTTAACATTTCTTCAAATCTCCAAAAAATTCTAGACATAGCTTCATCTTTATCTACAAAACCTGCCCAATCAATTTCTCTTTTTTGTAGTTTATTCTTATCTATAACTATTTCTTTATTTAAATTAACTAAAAAATATATTAACTCTTTATAAACATATCCCTTTTCATTCTTATATTGAATTTTATATGGTTTTTTATCAATATATTTTGATTTTATTTTAATTCCTACTTCTTCTTCTGTTTCTCTTATTGCTGCTTCTATATATGTTTCATCTTCTTCTACTTTACCTTTTGGTATAGAATATGTACCATACCAAGGAGCATTAGTTGGATGAACTAAAAGTATCTTATTATCATATATAATTAATAATCCTGCTGATGTTTGCATTTTTAAATTTTATTTTTATATATAAAAATAATAAGTCAATGTCCAACTATTTTTTATTTAATGTTAATTTTTGTCTTATAAATAAAAACTTAAATATTTCATAATCATCTATATAGGTATTAACTACTTCTTTTAATTTATCATGTAACAATATCATTTGATTTTTATCAATAATACTATTATAAGAATTAAAAAAACTATTATGAATATTAATAAAATCATTGGGTTTTAATCCTATTGATTTTTTAAATTTAGATATATTATGGCAAAAATTTAAAATTTTAATATCATTTTCACTAATATCTGATAATTTCCATAAATCTTTATATGTTGATAATTCAATATTAAATTCGTCATTATCATAAATTATATCAGGATATGTATTAAATATCCTAAAATATTTTTCTTTAAGGTAATCGATTGAATCGAATTTCCATTGTTGAGTGAGTACATAGAATACAATAATATTAACTAACTTATTAAACGTGATCATAAAAATATATTTTAAGATACAAATATAATAAAATATTTTTAAATAAACAAAAATTAATGTTTTGATTCTACATAAACAGGTAAATCACCAAATATACCACCATGTTCCATTATTGAAAAATATGTTCCACTTTCATCAGAAAAAGTAAACGAATAAAATACCATACCTTTGTGTTTATCAACATATTGTTCTATTTCATCTAATGTATCAGATATAATTCCAATAACATATCTATTATTTATTTCATTTTCTAGATCTTCATATATATCATCAGCATTTTTAATATCCCAATTAAAATTACTCTTCATGTTTTCTAACTTTTTAAATTCTTCTACTTGAAGTTTAATATCATTTAAATTTTTTATAATTTCACCGTTAATATTATATGTGCCGTCATTATCTGCCCAAATTTCTCCACTAATTTCAGATAAGGCATAAAGATAATTATTAGGACCTTGTTTTTTAATATCTTTAAAAACATCATTTGTAGCACTATCTTTGAACTCATCAAATGTCATATTAAGAGAATTATATGACCTTACAAAGTCTTTAAATTTATTTATATTATTATCTTTTTTAGTTTTTTCATCAATAAAATCCCAACTACTTTGGATTGATTTTTCATTTCTTTCATTCCACATTAATTCATATAGTTCTTCTTTATTATTAATTTCTCTAGGAAAAAATACAAGAAAACTACTTGAACTACTATTACTTACAAACCCATTCCTAATTTTCATTTTTCATTATTTTACTTTTTAATATATAATTTCCATTTTTTTTATAGGTTAAATCATTTAATTTGTCTTTTGGTACATATGTAAAATTATGACCACTAGATGCATCTAATTCATTTCTATAAACTAATGTAGATTTATCAATAAATAATGGATCACCATCATATGATATAACCAAATCCTTTTTATCTACATAATCATTAAAATATTTACTATACATCATAGAATACCTAGAATAACTAACCGTTGTATATGAATTATAATGTTTTAACCATACTGCATCTTCTTCTAAAACCTCATATTTTTCACCGTGTGTCGTATTTATAATATTATCTATTCTATCAATTGGGGCATAATCATTATAATATTTAAAATATTTTGAATCACTTTTCAATCTTAATTTATCATTAATCATATAAAATTCATCATAATCATCATCATCTGTTAATAAGTTACATTCTACATAATTATCATCATTTTCATTAATATATTTATTATAATAATTTGACCAATATGTCGAATATGCTGGCATCCCATCAGTTTCTCGTAGTACTAATGGATATTTATTAGGTATTCTAACATCAGATAATATTTTTGTGTCTTGGTAATAATACATAATTGTATCTAAATATGGATAATATCTATTCGGTTCCATATTATATACATATAAATTTTCATCTATTGGTTCATTTGTTTTGCTATCTATAATAGTTTGTGAATTATATGATTGTCTTTCTTTATATAACCACCCTTTTTCTTTCGCATAATTCTTAAACATATCTATTTGGTGATCCATTATATAATAAATTCTATCCATAAAAACTCTTTTAGGTTTATCTAAATACCATAAAAGTGCCCTACCAATTATAGAATCTTTGTTATTATCATAATATAATATTAACATTTTAACTTTATTAGGGTTTTTTGCATAAAAATTCAAATAATTACTACATTCATATCCAGCCATACAAGAATTATGTAATACTGTATCAGTTTTATTAACTTTATGATAATTATCATAATCATACCATTTTTTAATATCATCACCTTCTACAATATCAAATAGGTCATTACTAGAATTTAAAATATTAAAATACGATTTGTATTTATTGATAAATGATTCTATACTATCATCACTACCACTGTCAGGGAATTTATCACCGAATAATTTTTTTATTAATCTACCTATCTTTACCTTATTTCTAAATTTATCCCATATATCTTTATTTGTATCAAT